CTATCTCTATCTGGATGCCGCGGGTGGGCGCGCGAACAACACCTATACCAACACCTTCAGCCAGCGCGTCGCAGGACTAGGCTGCACCATAGGGACCGCAACCACGACGCGCAGCGATGTGTGGTCGACCTATGCGGGCGTGACTTACAACGGCTCCGTCTACACGGCGGGTGCAGGCGGCAGCGTGCTGAACGTCAAGGACACCAGCGCACCGCAATACCAGAAAGTCCCGACGCCGATCCTGCCCTTCACGCTCGGCAAGGTGGCACGGCCAACGCCTGACCACGGTGGCGCGCGCGGGCTCAGCGGATGACGGAGGCGCGCGCTCGGGCCTTCAGGCATGCGAGCGCCTCCGTCGACATCAACGGTGTTGCTCTGCGTGACGACGAGATCGGCGCAGATTGTGCTTATGAAAGGTAGATAGGATGGCCGACATTCTCGTGAATACTCAAGCCCAATTGGCCGCTGCCCTCAAAACGGCCAAGGGCGGGGAGACGCTCAAGCTGGTCGGCGCCTTCGCCTCGCTCACCTTGAGCGCGGTCACCTATCCCATGCCGGTCACGATCACCTCCCTGGACCCGACCAATCGCGCCACGATCGAGCGCGTGCAGCTGAACCGGTCGAGCAATGTCGTGCTCCAGGGGCTCAACCTGGGCCGCCAGGTCAAGGCACCCGAGCCCGACTTTACCCAGCTCCACAATGTCACCGGATGCCGCGATATCGCTTTCGACGGCGTGACGATCTCTGCGGGCAGCGGCGATCCCGCCGCGGCGCTGGGCTGGGGCCTGTTCCTGCGCGATAGCCAGAACGTGACCGTGTCGGGTTCCTCGTTCGATCATTGCGCGCTCGCGCTTCTGGTCCAGACCGTCGACGGACTTACGATCGCGGGCAACACCTTCAGCAAGAATCGGCGCGACGGCATCAACCTAGCCGAGGCGACCAACGTCGTGATCGACGGAAATTTCTTCACGGAAATGTATCCTGTCGGCGGCGAGCACCCCGACGCGATCCAGTTCCTGACCAAGGGCAAGACCAAGGCCTCGAGCAACATCGCGATCCGCAACAACGTTGTGCTGCAGGGTGCCGGCGAGCCGATCCAAGGCATCTTCATGAACGACGAGGAGGGGACGCTCCCGTATGCGAACGTCGAGATCAGCAACAACCTGATCTATGTGAACGGCATGTATAACGGCATCTGCGTCCAGGGAGGCCGGAACGTGACGATCGAGGGCAACACCGTGCTGTCGCGAACCGACGATGCCATTCGGGCCTGGATTCGCCTCGAGAACGTCGACGGCGCGGTCGTGGCCGGCAATATTAGCGATACGCTCGTCGCCACCGTCAAGAACACCGATTTGCTCGTCAAAGAGAATAGCTGGCTCGCCACCGATTCGGTGACGTTGCGCAAGCTCGGCAACATCAACGCCATCAGCGACGCGACGATCGCCGATCTCGTTGTCGAAGGCATCGGCTATCAGCCGCCGGCGATGAAGCGGGAAAGCGCCCGCGACCTGCTGCTCGGCCTCCGGTTCACGCCGGCGGGCCTGGTGGACGGGTCGCGCTTCAATTCGGTGGCGACGGTCAAGCCGTTCGACGCCAGCCGGATCAACAATGGCATGTTCGAGGTGAAGCCAGGCGCCGGGACCGGCTTTGAGCTCAATCGGTCCAACTCGGTGCAGCTCTTCGCGCTGCCGGCGATGGTGCTCAGCTTCGATCTGAAGCGGGACAGCGCGACCGCGCCGGCCGGCCAGATCATCGGTGTTTTCCAAAGCTGGTCGATCGCCCTGACCGCAGCAGGCGAGCTTAGCGCAACCATCCGGAACGACGCGGGGAAGTCAGTCACGTTTGCTACAAAGGGCGCTAAGCTCGTCGACACCGACGTGCATCGAATTGACTTCATCTTCAACGGCCTCGCCGGCAGAGCACTCTTAAGCGTCGACGGGGCGGTCAATGTGATGATGCCTGTCAGCGGCGCCTTACGCCCCATAGAAAGTTGGGGCCTCTATATCGGCAACCCCTTCGGCGCCGCGTTCAGCGGCTCAATCGGCAATATCGAGGTGCGCGAGGGTTGATCAGCTCGCAGTACGCCTAGCGGCAACGCGGCGCGCACGCAGGTTGCCTCCACGAGTCGATCTAGGTGCGCCCAGGAACGGCCCCGCGACACCGAAGAAGCGCGCCAGCCTATCCCGATCGGCCATCGCCAACTCGTACGGGCGACCCTCTCGGACGTATCGGTCCATGAACCGATCCTCCCGCTCGAGGACACGGGAAAGCGTGGCTAGGGTCGCGCCCTGACGCGCGCTCAGGTCTACGATGCGCCTGCGGATCTCGTCGGGCAGCGGGCCAATTCCCATCCCGCGTGCGTAGCACGTTCTTCGTCCGTTCCCAAGTTCACGTCAGGGCCATTGCGCCTTGAGCGCCGCCGCGTCGACGCGGATCACAGGGAAGCGGAACATCTTCAGCCGATCGTCCATGGTGAAAGCCGAGTGATGGTCCGAGGTCGCCATCAGGATATCGAAGCCGGCGAGCGCGTCGGCGACGAGGTTGGCGGCTGTAGCCTGCGCTTCCTGCTGCCGCTCGCGAACCGAAGACAGCCACATTGCGCACAGGCCACCGGGGAAGCGATCGATCGCGGCACGAATCGTGCCGGAGATCGTCTCGGCCTCGACCTGACGCCCCTCCAGATAGTATTCGACGTCGCGGAGATCGCGGACGATCTGGTCCGCCCCGACCCATTGATCGGTCGTGCGGCGCTCGCTTTGTCGGTTGAACATCCGGCGGCGGAGCGTGATCGACCATTTCCGCATCGCGCTGTAGAGCCTGTAGGTCAGCTCGGCTCGGTCCACCTGTCGCATCGTCCGCTCCAAAAATCGAGCGACGTTGTTCTCATTTCGTTCCGATTCGCTCCAAGCGGATTCGTTCTCGGTTCGTCGCGCCGGTCAGAGCGGCTTGGAGGCCGGCTGGCGGGTCGGGAATTCGGGTCCGCGCACTGTCATGCGATCGCCTGGATAGGGCCGCTGGAGCGCGACGACATCGTCATAGCTGCCGCGCAGCCAGGTGTCCCAATCGGTCGGCTCCAGGATCGTGATCATCGCCTTCGGGTGGATCGGCGCGACGAGCTCGTTCGGATCGCAGGTGACCATCGTGAAACCGTTGCCGGCCGCCGTCGCCTGCCAGAAGCCTGCGACTGCAAACAGCGGTTGGTCGACGACCTCGAACCACATCTCGCCTTTCACGGGCTTCTTGCCGTCCATCAGGTCGACCGGCTCTGGTGTCCACTCGCAGAACTCGGTGAGCGGGATGAGACAGCGGTTTTCAGGATTGGCGGCGAGCCTGCGCCACTGCGGCAGACCAAGCTGCCGGACATTCGTCATGGGCCATTTCGCCTGGCCGCCCAGCACGTCCCAGTTCATGACATCGAGCCCCCTGCCCCGATCGCTTTCCCGCACCACGTAGGCCCGCGTCTTCGGCGTCAGCTCTTTCGGATTGAACCGATTGTCCATCGGCTTGTCGGCCAGCCAGTCGGTGCCGAAGTGCGTCACCAGCGTCGGCGGCTCAGGCGCAGCCTTGTTGCGAGCTCGATTGCAGATAGTCCCCTCCCTCAGTTGACCGTCGGGAAGACGATCTCCGGCGGCTCGTCCGGGTTGGCTCGATAGGCGTTCAGGATCTTCATGAACGCGCTCTCGCCGCCCACGACCTCTTGCGCCTTCCGGAACGTGTCGGCGTGCCGCTCGATATATTTCGCGATCACCGCGGCACCTTCGCGCACGTCGCGCGGCGTCTTGAGATTCGTGTCGTTCGCCAGGAGCATGCCGAGCGCCATCGAAAGCGTGTCGATGAAGTCGTCCGCGGTCAGCGCGGCTTCGGTCGAAAACTGCGCCAGCGAATCGGAGAGCGGGCCGATCATCATCGAGACGAGCCGGAGCTTCTGTTCCGGAGCTACGGTGAGATTGGGGTTGGGTGCCTTTGCCATGCCACTTAGATCGTTCGGAAAAGGACCGATGTCGAGTCCGCAGCGATCAATCGAAAACCAGCGCGCCGATATTGGCGGCCCATGCGAAGAGCGTCAGGAGCGCCAGAAGGACCGCCTCGACTGTCAGCCACGACGGCCGCCAACGCTTCACCGCGCGACATAGGGGTGTTCGGCCCGCACGATCTCCTCGGCCGCGCGCACGGTCTCCAGCTGGCTCTTGCTGCCCTTCGGATGGATCGCCCAGTTGCTCCGCGTGTTCGTCGCGATCTGAAGCTTCTCGACCTCGCCGATGATCGCTGCCCATTCCTGCCGTTCTCCGCCGGCCGCTCCGGCAAGGATCTCGACCAGGATGTCGCGCAGCGCGTCCGGCGTCGGGACCATCAGATATCGAGGCCGCGGCGCTGGATCTCGTCGCAGAGGAGAGCAGCAACCGGATTATCCGGCTCGCCGTCGGTGCGCTGATAGGCGCCGAGCAACTCCACATCCGACATGGCCGCAATGCGATCGAGCAGGTCCAGGGCACCAGCTTCGAAATCGTCGCTCATTCGGGAAGCGTGTCATGCATCGCAACCGAGTGCAATGCGCCCGCGCATCATTCTGCGTCGAGGGCAAGAGCCTGCATATGCCATATGCCCGGCCAGTTCGGGCGGAACGTCAGGTTGAGCGTGATCTCCCCGCGCGGAGGTAGCTCACCGGTTTTAGCTTCGATCTGCCCGACTTCGACCCCGTCGATAATCACGCTAGTTTTCTCAGGCAGTTGAGCCATCATCGTTGCTCCTGGCTATAGCCATCGTTCAGCGCCCGGCTGAGGCGAGCGACAAGCGCTTCCACATCCCGGCGCTCGAACACGGCGAACAGCTGCTCGCGCTCGTACAGCCCATCCTTGCTGGTGATATCATAGTCCAGCGGGGGCGTCTCCTCACCCCGCTGCATCGATTCGAGCGCATCGAAATAGCCCATGCTTTCGTTGCAGCCCTCGAACCACGGGATCAGATCTTGGAGGTACCAGGTCACCGGATCACTGGCCGGGACGCTGTCGTCCTTGATCGCCAGCTCGCCAAACACGCAAGGCTCGTATTTGGCGTACACCGTGCCAGCAGGCATCGCGAGGAAGGTGGGCAGGTCAACGAGGCGCATCAGGATCCTCCCTCAGGATCTCGTCGATCATCAGCCGCCAGCAATCTTCATGCGCTCCGCACGCTCCATTGCGGAACGCGGCCAGCGATATCGACCCGTCTGGTTCGCGAATCGCGAGAAATGCCGCGCGGATCAACTCCAAATACTGGCGTTGATCGGGCTCGCCATTGGCGACTGGGTTGATCGCCGGCAGCTTATCCCAGTCCTCGCCGTATTGTTCAGCTGCAGCGCGGGCAGCGCGCTCAAGCGGGGACATCGGTCGGCTCCTTCAGTTCTTGCTGAAGCGCATCAGCTTGAGCGCATTCCAGTCGGATACGGCGCCGCCGATCCGCTTTGTCGCGTAGAAGAGAACAAAGGGCTTCTTTGTAAAGGGATCGCGAACGATCTGGGTCGGCCCCCGCTCTGCGATCAGGTAACCCGACCCGAAATCCCCGAAGGCGATCGCAAGCGAGTTGGCCGCTATGTCCGGCATATCTGTGACCTCGATCACGGGATAACCAAGCAGTATACTGGGTTGACCGCCAGCCAAGCTCGGAGCCCAGAGGGGTGCGCCTTCCTCGGTCTTGATCCTGCGGATTCTCGCGAGGGTCATCGAATTCATTACCCAGCATGCTCGGCGACGGTATTCCGCCTGCAGAGCTTGGGTCAAATCGATCAAACGATCTTCTGGGATGCCGTCGAAGTCACCGTCGCGGCCGCTGGGCAGGTATTGCAGGGTACCACCCGCACGGGTCGCGTCCGCTTCGCGAGAGACCGGAGCGGCGAGGAAGCCTTTCGGCTTGTTGACCCCATTGCCAACGACAAACGCTTCGCTCTCGACGCACCCGAATTCCGAGCCGATTTCATCAGCCAGCCACTTTTCAGCGTCGAAGGCAGCGTCATCGAGCATCGCCTCACTAGCGGCCGGGCTTGCGAAAACCTCGCCGTACGACGGCGAGACCTCTCCTTTCGCCGTCATCACTCGGTGGCCGGCAGCGCTGCCGACAACAACCTTGGCGATGCCGCGCATGGGCGAAGCGCGTGAGGTGGCGACATCGATCGCCCGCTCAAGCTCGGCCGATACTGGAAAACTCTCCGGCCGTCTGCTCACGTTTTCGCTCATATCAAGAACTCCTTATATTGCATCAGTTGCGCCTGCCGTCCAGAAGCTCAGCCGCCGGCGGAGAACCCTCCAGGATCATGTCCGCCCAGATCTGAGCGAGCTCGGTCCTACGCTCCATGTGCGCAGCTCGGTTATAGGCGCCCTCGACCTTATCCTCGGCGACGTGCGCCAGCATCAGGTTGATGACCTCGCGATCATCCGGTCGCCCTTCCCGCCGGCGCCACTCGTTCATGAGCGACGAGAACGACGATCGCCAGCCGTGCGGGCAATGCCGGTGCTTATAGATGCCCTCGCCCGCCCGGATGATCAGCGCGCGGACCGCATTCTCCGACATGGGCCGGTGCGCATGGCGATCGTTGGGGAAGAGGAAAGGCAGATGGCCGGTCAGCGGCCGAATCGCCTCGATCGTCTCCACGGCCTGGCGCGACAGCGGGACGATATGCTCGAACTCGATATCGTCCTTCAGGCGGAGCGCGAGCTTCATCGTGCCCGGCGGTACCCGCCAGATTGGCGCCGGGCCGTCGAGCCCCTCCAGTTCGGTCCAACGACAATGCCGCTGCACGGCTGACCGGACCGCGGTCAACGCTATGAGCCGGTTTGCGAGCTTCGTGATCGGGCTCGCGCGCTCCGCCTCGACGTCGACGATCAGCTGCCGGCATTCGGCTAGGTTGGTCAGCGCCGGCTGCTTGCTCGCCTTCGGCTTGGGCTTGAGCAACGACTTCACGACCGCGGCCGGATCGCCGGTCCGCATGCCGCCGGCCGCCGCATAGGCGAAGACGTCGCTCGCGCGCTGGCGGATGCGGTGGGCGGTCTCGATCGCGCCGCGGCGCTCGACCTTGCGCAGCGCGTCGAGCAGCAGCGCCTCGGTCACGTCCTTGATCGGCAGCGAGCCGATCGCGGGAAATAGGTCGTTCTCCAGGCTGTCGATGACGTTGCCGGCATGCACCTCGCTCCAGCGCGGCTTGTTCAGCTCGTGCCAGGCGCGCGCGCAGGCCTCGAAGGTGTTCGACGCGCCGATCGTCCGCGCCGCGGCGGCCTGCTTCTTTTCGACGGCCGGGTCGCGGCCCTCGCGCAGCGCGGCCTTCGCCTTCTCCCGCTCCGCGCGCGCGGCGACGAGCGATACCTCGGGATAGAGCCCGAAGGTCAGCAGCTTCTCTTTCTTCCCGACCCGATATTTCATGCGCCATGACCGGCTGCCGGTCGGCGCGACGAGGAGGAACAGGCCGCCCCCGTCGGCGAGTTTGTATGGCTTGTCCGCGGGCTTCGCGCGTTTCGCCTGGACGTCCGTCAGCATTCCCAGCCCCCAGACGCGCGAACCGCTTCAATCATGCCGAGCAGCGCGGGTGTGGGTGAGAACCATTCTCCATGGTCGCGATAGTCCGCGAACATGTGGTGCAATTCCGTCTCGTGGGCATGACCTCCCGGGGCACAAGCCAGGAGCACGAGCTCCTCTGGATGGGCTGTCTGCAGCGCGCGCCTTCGATGTTCGACGCACGATGTAACGCCGATCTTGATGTGGCCGCTGCTGGCCTGGATGAAATAGACAAACCTCGACCCGGTCGTAGGTACGGGGAGGTCGCGTAGCGCGACTCTCTCGCGAACTGGCGCGGCGAGGCGCCAGCGCTCCGGCTCAATACCGTCTGCCAGATTTGCGCGCGCCACGTCAGCACGCCGACGCGCCTCGGCCAGCGAGATCAACGGCCAGCGACCGAGCGTAAGGAGTTTTTCGCGCCTCTTGAAACGATACTTAAGACGGAATGATTTGGACCCCGACCTCGAAACATAGAGGTAGAGGCACCGCTGATCGGCCAGCTTATACGGGCGCTCCAGCGGTTCTGCATTCTCGACAATCGCATCGTTCAGCACCTTACCAACTCCTCATTGGGGGTAGCGGGCGAGAGAGCCTGCAACGATAGCCCCACGCCTACCCCCGAACTGCGGGCGCTTGGGCCGAACAATGCCGGACAGTGCCGGACTGCTGGACCGCAGCGCTACTGAGGGATGCTTAGACGATATCGGACGTTCCCGGAAGGTTCCGGAAGAACATATGGTGGACAGGGCTTCCATTGAAACAGATGCCGAAAACGGCGGATTTACGCCGCTTTCGGGATAGCCTCTTCGTCCGCTACCCCCTCGCCTACCCCCAAATTATTTTCCGACCCCGCGCCGGGCAGCGCCTCGATCCATTCGAGCACCTGCGACTCGTACCACGCGACCACGCCGCCGCCCAGGTCGCGCGACTGCGGAAAGGTGCCGGCGTGCATGCGCGCGTAGATCGTCGAGCGCGATAGCGGCACCAGCTGGAGCACCTCTTTCAGCCGAATCAGCCGATGCGATTTAGCAGACATCTTTCACCCCCTCCCCCACGCCAGAGGACAGGGCGCGGATGGCGGCCCTCGCGGCGACAAAACGGTCCCAGATTTCGGCTTCGTCTTCATCCGCAGCGGCTTCTCGATCGCTGTACAGGAAGCTGGAAGGTTGGTCAGTTCCCGCCCCCTGCACCACGGGCACCGTTCCATCAGGCATGGTGGTGGTCCTTGTTGGCGAGCGCTGCGAACTCAGCGAGGGGGACGGCTTCAATGCCGTTGTCGCCGTATCGGAACCATGTTCCTGTCGCTTCAGCGAGGCGGCGCAGCTCGGCTGTATCCTGCTCTCGCACTTCGCCCATGCCATAGCGGCGCGACATCCCGTTGAAGGCCATGTGGTAGAGGGAGAACTCATTTCCGCCGAGCCAGCCCGCGCACCAGCAATCCTCACTGATGTCGCCCATCAACGTGGCCAAGCGCGCCAACCGCAGTTGTTCCAGTTCGGCTGCGTCAGTGTCATCCATGATCGGTCTCCGAGAGGATGTGGTTGCGGACGGTGAGCGCAGCTTTCTGGTGCGCTCGGGCCTCTTTCTCTGAGGCAAGCGGCACGGTCATCCGTATCTTGGCAGCAGGATTAGCGCGGTTCTTGCCGAGCCAAACAAAGAAGCAATGGCAGTCTACCAGCGGACGATAAACAAGGCCGCCATATCGATTGAACGGCTCGACGCTGATAATGCCATGCTCGACCAGATCGTTAAGACCTGCCTGAGCCTCGTCGCTGGGGCGCGCCTCCCTAAGCTGAAAAGTCACCTCGCTCTTGCCGGGCCTCATCAGCCCAAACCAAGCACCTGCCACAGCCTTGCTCGCGTCGCTCAGCCCCTTCGCGATCCGCGCCAGTTCTTCAGCATCCATTGGTGGTCTCCGGGGCAAGTTGGACCCATTGCGCAACGTGTGTCGCTACGGCGCGCTTGATCTCGCGATCGACAATACCCGCGATGCGCATGGCGACGGGATCGATCGGCGGCGTCTTGTCGTCCAACCCGAGCAGCATGGCTGGGCTGACGCACAGAGCGGCTGACAGGCCCCATACGGCGTTGACCGTGGGATTCGTCGCACGGCCCTGCTCAAGCTCCCAGACATGGGATTTGGTCAGCCCAGCCGCCTCGCCGACCGCCTTGAGCGACATGCCGCGCAGTTCGCGCAACAGCTTGATCCGAGTGCCGAGAGACGCGCCATCGAACTTGGGCGACACAGCCCCCTCCTCAGCGTCCATGGGGTTGGGCATTGTCATGCTGCGAGGCTTTCGGCTGTGAGGTGATCCATCACCGCTTCAATGAACGCCGTTGCGACTTCGGCATTGATTGCATTGCCAGAGAGGCGCACCGTTCCCACGCGCTCGGGAGCCCCTGGAGCCAGAGGGAATGCGCCGCTGTCAACGGGCCGCCAGCGTGGGCCTCGGGGGTCTCGGCAAAGGAGCCAGTCAGCATCTCGCCAGAAGCCGTTAGTCGGCCCCGGATCGCGTAAACCACCGCCTGCCGGTCGTTCGGCCAGGCTGCCTCGTAGGCCACGCGAGGTGGGGGCTTCCCCTTCGTCCCGTACAGTTCCTCGTCCGACTGCTTGCCTCGGTCTGATCTCCAGTCCCGAGCGCAGGGTGTCGGCCAACCCGCTAATTGCGCTTGGGTGCCCAGCGGGAGCGCCGGCCCTCGGAAAACCCCGGACGACTCCGACAGGCGCGCCTTCCGCGCGATCACCGTTTCCGCAGCCTGATCCGGCTCCATAGCGCACGGCGTCGCCCAGCCAGTGAGCATCGCGACATTGGGCAATTCCATCTTTCCAACGCCGGCTGATCCCCTTGCGTCGGCGGCCAGCGGAGTCGGCCAGCCAGAAAGTGCGATGCCGAGGGTTCGGCGCACCGAAGCCCGCAGACGCAAGCGGCACACACCCGAAGGCGTAGTCCATGGCTTCCAGGTCAGCTTGTACAAGGTCGAGCCAAGCATCTGCACCTTTGTCTGCAACTTGCTCGCCAGTGATGCACTCAGGTCGGCACTGATCAATGAGCCAGTCCCAAGCGGGCCAGAGGTGCCGCTCATCATCAAACCCAAGTCCTTTGCCCGCCGCGCTGAAAGGCTGGCATGGGCAGGATCCGGTCCAGATCGGCCATTCGTCACGCCAGCCAGCCCGGCGCAATGCGTAGGACCAGACACCTCCACCTGCGAAGAAGTGGCACTGAGTAAATCGAGAAAGCTCATTTGGCGCGACATCCCGGATGTCCCTTTCGTCCACGACGCCCGGCGCGATTTCGCCGGCCTTGATCAATTCGCGCAGCACTGCCGCGGCGAAGGGATCTATCTCGTTGTAATAAGCGAGCGCCATCACCCCTCCCCCTCGGCCAGGGTGGAAAGGGCAGCGCGGGCGCGACGGAGATCGCCAACGGTTACGTCAACCGCCTCCCCGATGTTCGCGTTATCCGGACAGCCGTTCGGATGCTGTTCGCATTCGTCGTAGAATTCCGCCAAGGCAGCAAAAGGCTCCAGCGCCTCCCGCATCCGATCAACCGCGTCGCGCTGGTGGGTGTCCATTTTGGCGCGAAGGTGCAGTTCGCGAAGATACCCGGAGCAATGTGGTGAGCATGGATAGGCCCGCTGCTCATGTTGGCGGCGGAGACAATCCAGCTCATGCTCCACCGTCTCCGCCGCCTGGGGTTGAGGACGGGCGGCGATCATGGCGCGGTAGATGAGAACGCAACGTGTACCCTTGGACATCGAATGATCGAGAGCTTTCATCTCGTACTCATCTCTGAGCCAATCCGGGATTTGCTCGCTGCAGCGCCCAAGATGATCGAGTAGGCTGCGCGGGGTGTAAGGCGCACCGCAATCGAGCCACATCATGATTTGACGCGCTAAACCGCCCCACTGATCTGGGCTCGGCTCAAGGGGCACCACCACGAAATCATTCGTTTCTGACGCCATGTCAGTTGCAAACTGCTTATGATGCACGAACCCCTCTGCCGGTGCCGGCGGAGATAGGGCTTCGAGGGCGAGCTGCGCCTCGGTGAGGAGAGTCGCATTGCGGCAATCATCGCAAGCGTCGCCGGCTTCACATTCGCAGTTGTCGCGAAGCCACGAAGAATGTGCCCGCAGCCGCTCCACGAGCCGCGCGATTTCGTCTGGGGGGATCATTGGCGCGCGCCTTTCTCGAGGCTGTCCGCGATGCGCTTGAGCGATTTCGCGATGCTGTGGAGTGCATGGATGTATGCATCATGCGGGAGGGTTCCGCCGATCTTGGGCGGGTGTACCCTCTCTAGATCCTCCCCCATCACCCTTCTCCCAGCGCGGATGGTTGGGCGGGGAGCGAGTATCCGGATGCGGGATCGAACAACCAGCCTTCGAAATATTCATTGAGGAACCGGCTAGCTATCCAGAGCCCTTCCGAACTCGTTGCCATGGCCATCATCGGGGTCTGCTCGCCGCAGACGAAGCAATAGGCCGCAGAGTAGGTGAGGCTGGGCTCCTTGCCGTCTCGCGCCAGATATTCGAGCGTGTCGACATCCTCAGGATGCGGCCGCTCATGATCGAGACCTCGCAACGCTTCCTCGATCACAGGCAGATAGTCGACCCAGCGCGTCGGCACCAGCAGGCCATCCGGATCGTCCACGACGAAGCCAATGCCGGGCTCGAAATGGTTCGTGCCGCTATCCTCGTCGGACCATCGCGCCGCCTGGATGATCTCGGGGTATTGGTTGCGATCGACCCGAACCATTGCCTCCCCCGCCCGAGCGTTGAGCGCGGCGAGGATGGCCCGGGCTTCTTTGTATCCTGCCAGGTGCCCCGCTCTCGACTTCTGGAGAGAGGCGAGGGCGGCGTTCGGATCATCGGCTTGCGCCGCGTTCCAGCCCGCCGTCACGCCTGCAAGATACTGACTGTCGAGAAGGGCGTCGCGCACGGTTTCAGCCGCACCCGCCCCCGCGATTTCCGGTGTGGGGGTTTTCATGCTGGGGTGTCCTCGTCTTCTTTGAGGGAAAAGCGCCATGCAGCGAACGCCATCATGCGCTGCAGCCACCGCCAATTCTGATTGGCGTAAACCGACACGGGGCGCTCCTTGAGAAGGTCGTCGGAGCCGATCGTCAGCACGACGATAATCGTCGGCTCTGTCGCCTCGATGATCTCGGCTCGGGCATCGTCCAATGACTTGAGCGCTTGCTCCCGCCAGTTCATGCCGCCTTCCTCATTCTGAGCATGCCGGTCGGCACGTTTGTCCCAGCGTCGGCGAAGCTGGCTACGGGCAGGTCGCGCCATTCGCCTTGGAGCTCTCCATGGTCGTAGTGCGCCGTCGCCGGCAGGATCGACACGAGGACACCGCCAGGCTTGAGAAAGTCGAGGGCGTGCCGGACGTGCTTGAGGTAATGCCGGCCGTAGAACGGCGGGTTCATCACCACGCGGTCAAAGTCTGGGGTCGCGGGCTGATCGAGAAAGTTCGCCGTAAGGACCGAATGCCCCTTCGCGCGGGCTTCGGCCGCCCGGCCCGGATGATATTCAACGCCCAGCGCGCGATATCCCCGTTGAGCGATCGCATCGAGAATGCGACCGTCGCCGCACGAGGGCTCCAGCACGCGTAGAGCCGGCCGGGTGCCGCTATAGGTTCTAGAATCCCAGACGCTCGCAAATTCCAACGCAGCGTCGATCACTGCAGGCGGCGACCAATAGAATTGCAGGTCCTTTGAGACGGCAGTACTCGCGCTAGGCCGCACGCCTTCCTCTTCGGCGTCAGGCAACACCTCGCCGTAGAACTCTGCGAGCGCGCGGTTGATATCGACCAGCGCCCATTTCTCGAAGAAGACATGGGCATTGCCGTTGGCGAACTTCCGGACAGTGATACCGCGATCGATGCCAATCCGGTCGGCTGGAACGGCACCCTTGACGTCCCAGGTGACCGCCTTGCCATCAAGAACTGCATCGCCGTTTCGAAGTTCGGCGTTGATCGCTGAAATCTCCGGCCATTCAAGGTGCGGCTTGCCCTGATAGGTGGCCAGTGCATTCGCCATGTCGCGGAACCGGTCATGACCCCAGCCGGAGCCGTACTCGCCCCAGCCGCGAAGGATGATCCGCTTTGGCAGGCCCTTCACGCCGATCCGGACGTTTGAGTGCGACTTGTACGCCGGGTCGAGGTCGGTGAAGGCCTCAGCGAGACCGCGCAGAATGTGAAAGCGGGGCCGCACGAAGTAATCGCCGAACGTCGCCTTGGCGTTCTCCACCGTTAGTGGAGGCGGATCCGCTATTGCGCGATCGAACAGTTTCCGGTCGTTGGCGCTGGCAATCCGGTCGATCTGCAGGCGATTGAACACCGCCTTCCAGCCGGACTTGAGGAGGTTTTTTTGCAGCGTTGATGCGTGGAGAAAGGACCGACTGCCGATGCTGTCGATGAACGTTCCCTGGACCGTGGCAGCCATGCCGAGAGCGTCAAAAGCGCGCTCGAAAGCGACTATCGCCTGATCGACTCCGGCGGCCTTGCGCTCATATTCGTCGATCAGGTCGAACACGGAGCGCTGAAGAGCTGGAAGCTGAGACATCCCTCAACCCTCCCGATCGGCGGCTGGGGTGGGTTTCTTGGCGAACGATTTCTCATTCCGCTGGTAGCCAGGATCGAGCGCCCATGCCCGCTCACACGCTTCACAGCATGGATAGAAGTCGCTCTCGTCGGAAACCACGCGATCGGTTTCCTTGCTGTCGCAAAAGGAGCATTGCTTCTTGCCCATCACTTCTCTCCCGAACCGGTCAGATCGGCGGCTGGGGTGAGGGCGGCGGATGCGATTTGAATTGCGCGCATAGCGACGCCAGCGCTGCTAATCTCGCGTCTATTCAGCGCCGCTATTCTCTCAAGCGCTTCCCGCAGACGATCATTCGTCACACAGCGCTTTTCCTCATGCCGCCGCTTACTGATTGAAAAAGCGGTATCCTCCCGCAGCACCGCTTCTCGGTTCGGCTGGGATGCTGGCGCGGTTTTTCGAAGCTCTGCGCCATGGGAATACGGGCAGAACTTCCGATCGCTCAGCCTGCGCTGCAGCTCGCGAACAATCGTTTCGGTCGCAACGACCATCTCGTCAAAATCGGCGTCGAAGGCGTTGTGCGAGGTGACCACGCCGTCCCTCGACAGCGAGACCGACATGTACTCGTCTGTCTCCACCGGCTGGGATGCTGGCAGGCCGCGTGCGCCCGCTTCGCAATGTGCGCGATCAATCCCAGCGGCTATTTTATCGGCAACGTGCTGAATGCCCTCCACCGGCTGGGATGCCGGGGACTGGAGGGCGGCGGCATTTGCTGCGATCGGACAACTGGCGGCGTGCGTTTCCGCGTCACCCAGCCACTGGACGCCACAAATGCATGAGCCGCCGAGCGACCCCGTGCCGATGTAGGATGCGCGTAGAATGCGCTGTGATGCCTCCAACGCCTCCCGCAACGCCCCTTCCCCGACCGGGGCTTGGGTGGCGGAGAGGGCGATCTCCTCTGCCTTGTTCAGCCAGTGTTCTGCGAAGTCGAGATGGTCGGTGATAAATCCGCCCATTGGCCATTCCGCACCCTTTGCCTCCTGGATCAGCGCGCGGGCCTGCCCGAACGCTTCGGCAAGCACACCCTCCCCGACCGGCTGCGATTGCTGGGCGGCGAAGGCGAGCATGGCGCGGAGGGCGTGGTCGCAGGAGCAAAGGTTGGTGCGCGGGCCAAGATCCAGCCCCAGTTCGCAGGTCTCAAGGTGTGGTGTCGACCGAAGACACTCCCGCGCCTCCGCCTCTCTCGCCTGTGCGGGGGTGGTGGTCATTGATCCGGACCTTTCAGGAGGAACATCGTCGGAGCGTTGCTGCGGTATTCGAGCGCCAGATCGCTGCGGACGCGTTCGTAGACAGTGGCGCCGTCGGCCATCACGATGTTGGCAAGGAACGCTTGTTCGAATGTCTCGACGCCGCTTTCGATGCTCTCGAGCTTGGCCTGGATAACCAACTTCAGCGCTCGCGCTCGTTGACGTTGCGACTGCGGACTATTCTCCCACGCGACCCGGAATCGAACCTGACGGTCGGCCATGGAGAACAGGACCGTAAGGCGATTCTCTTCCTCCATCTGCCCGACCTGCGTCGCGCCGGCCTTGCGGATCATCGCGACGATTTCCGAGACCGTTTTGGTGAACGGCACCTGGGTTCGATCAGCGTAAGCCATTACCGCCCCACCGCCTTCCGAACCGCATCGGCGATCCTCTCCGGCAGCGGGCGTACCGAGCGCGAACGCATCCAGTCCGCGTCGTGGCGATCCTTGCGCGAGAACAGCGCTGCACGCCGCTCGTCGCCATGCAGGTCAGACAAGCGACCCGGCGCGTTCAGTAGGGATTGGCGGTCGATCATTCGCCGCACCCCTTCCCCACGAGTTCGCCATGCTCGCCGGCGGTGAATTCCTGCCAGGGTACCCAGCCTTTCGGACAGTGGAAGCCCCAGTCCCGAACCTTCGGGCCGGTGAAGAACAGGGAAACCCAGGGTTCACCATCCACCAGCTCGAGCCGGTGGGAATCGGTCGCCTTGCGGTGCACGAGCGATCCCGGCTCGCGGATGAAGACGCCATCGGGCGTGATCTCGCGATAGCGGCCGATCAGCAGAAGTGAGACGTTGTCCCACGGATGATCATGCAACGCGCGATCGTCGTCATCGCGCAGGCCGTGGTGAAGATAGGTGTTCTGCCATTCGTTGCGCGGCACGATCCACCAGCGTCGGAGATAGGCCGGGTCGCCAATGATGAAGTCCGGGCTCTGCTGCATCTTTGCCCGTGCCCAGGCTGCCATGTCGTCAATGTCAGTGTAGCGTTGCATCGAATTTCCACCGGGAGGCTTGTTGGGCCTCCCGGCCCTCTTCTTGGGGGATGGTCTATTTCTTCTGACTGGCGCGCCGCCCCTTCGCAGCGCAATCGCGTACATTGTCGAGGTTCGTGCCGAGGCTTAGATGCTTGGGGTTGCAGCAGGGCGGATTGTCGCAGGAGTGGAGCACCTGCATCCCGTCGGGGATTGCTCCGACAGCCAAGATATAAGCGGCCCTATGGGCGCCCATTTGCTTCCCGTTGAGGGTAAGCTGCCCATAACCCTTCCGGTTGCGTTTCCTCTGCCACTCCCAGCACGCCGCCGCGCCCTTCTGGTCGACTCGATCCCAAAAGTTACCGGCACCGCCGTCACAGCCGGCACATGCCCTGCTGCAATACCTTCTCCGGGCGAACCGAGCAGGCGTCTGAAACTTCTTGTCGCGTAGGCGGAAGACTTTGCCGCAAGCTTCGCAGGGCTTAGCGATGCCATCATGCGCAATGATCCTTGGGCGCCCGGTCATTTTGTCAAACCTTCCGGCGCAAAGCGGTAGGGGTCGTCCAGCTTCCCGCGGTGCGGTGATCGCCGGTAAAATTCGTTGGCGAGCTCGAACATGCTGATGCCGTGCCGCTGCTCGAAGGTCAGTTCGCCAACCCGGTGCTGCTCGGCGTGATGATCGCGGCAGAGCGAGATCGTGAAGGCGTCGCTGGGCTTCATGCCGGTCCCGCCGGCGCCGCCGCGACGGACGTGCGCCGTCTCGATCGGCATCAGCTGGCAGCCGGGCACCGAGCAATGATGCTCGCGAACCCAGGTGCAGTGGGCATAGGAGCGCAACCGGGCCTTCGGCTTGAAGTGGTCGTCCTTCAATCGGGACGGCAGCGCCATCAGAGCTCTCCCGTGGAAGCGGGTACGTCGAGCCAGAAGCTGACGATAAGGAATGTGATGATGATCACCGCCGCGAGCAGGTCGCGCCAAGTCGGACGGCCCGTCATCGTGGCGCATCCGGCGACGTGCTGGCTGCGGCTAGCGTTACGCCACCGCCGTTGCGGTACGAAGGCGGTTGCGCGCCAACGATCCGGGCCAGCATCGAGGCGAGCAGAAGCATACCTGCAGCGGCGGCGAAGTACGGAAATATCTTCATGCTGCCTTGGCCTGCAAGAGATGGCGATTGCGCCGGCTCGGCGTGCGGACCCAGCCATTGGCTAGGACGATCTTCACATCGCCCGAGGGTGCGATGACCTTGAGCCGACCATCGCCCAGGACCTGGAGCACCGGGCAATCGAACTGAAAGACCGGCGGTGCTGCCGTGGATGCCCACCACATTTCGCGGGTCGTGGCCTCACGGAACACGGTGACGACGAAAAGCAGGTCGCTGACGACGATGTTGCGCATGCTCATTGCCGCGCGCTGGGCGCGGGTGAAGCGATCATCCTCGTCGATGTAGCCGACCCAGGGGCTCTGGTTCGATGGCGTTACGACGAGCTTGTCGGGCTGGCGCGGGAACGTCATGCCGCAACCCGCATCGGCTCGGCCTCGAGGGCCACGTTGATGATCTCGAAGAGCGCCCCGGTGCTCAGCTGCACTGCGGCTGCGCGCTCGTCGATGGCGACCATGATGCGGTCGACCTTCGCGCCGATGTCGGCACGCTCGGGAGCGCTCAGCTCCGCACCGACCAGTTTCTCGGTCAGCCAGCGGATCTCTAGGACAGAAACCGTCAGATCATCGATCGCCGCTAGGACGTCGGGATCTTGGGAATGGGAATGGTGGCGCAACGAACGTCTCCCTCACCACCGTCTCGCGTTCCATGGATATGGAAGGTCAGGTGGCGTGGGGATCATTTAGTGGGAAAACTCACACCGTGTCAAATGGAAATGTGACTTCTCACATTGTTCTTGCAATGTTCCGCGAATCACGGAATCCTCAGAAAGGAGGCGATTCGCATGGACGACGGCATTGCTTATCTGCGGATAGTAGGCGTTTCACACTATCAGGACGCCCTCTCGCGCTGCGTGGCGGGTGAGGCCGTCAGGTTCGTTCACGAGCCGGACAATCCCCACGACGAAATGGCGATCCGCGTCGTTTCAGCCCTCGGGGAGACGATCGGCTATGCGCCGCGTGAAAGCTGGCTCCACGAACTGGTACACGAAAAGGGACGCGGGGTGTCCGGTGTGCTCGATAGCATCGGCTACAGCCGAACCTGCCTACTCGGCGCTCGCATCAGCGTCGCGATATGCGACGATGAACCTATGGTGCAATCCTATTACCCAGACGCTCCGCCCCCGGAGCCACCGACGGGCGGATTCCGATATTGGGTCAAAACCCCAAGCGACGTCGCGCGGCTCGTGGCAGAACGAAAATGATCGGAGTCGCCCACTCCAGCTCAACGTCGGTGATATCCTCCGCATTCGTCGAGCGCAGAGTATAGAAACCAGGTCGAGAGCCGTGGGCCAGCTGTTTGATATAGGTTTCACCGGACGATAGCCTGACAGCGCAGATCTCGCCGATATCCTCGCTCTGAACGCCGTCGGAAAGGCGCGAAATATATACGATGTCACCGGACGAATAGCGCGGCAACATTGAGGACCCACTCACCTCGAGGGCCTCAACCTCTCCAGAAATGCCAGGCGGCCTCGGCGCCACAGCTCCACCGGTCTCCTCGAAGATCACTTCGCCGCCGGCGCCAATGCGGCCGGAAACAGTTACGACGCCGGCGCCGACGATGTCACCGATGGTGACACCAAGCGCTCCAGCCAGGCGATGGAGATTGCCGATCTTGACGTCATCTCCATCGAACATGTCGCGCACGAAGGTCTCGCCCTTCCCGGCTTTCACCGACAAGGGTTTAGCCTTGAGACCCTTCTCCGCCATCAGTCGGCGGAGGGTATCCTTAACTCGTTCGATTTCAGCGCGCTCATCCACGGGGGACATATCACACGTCCCCACCCCATCGTGGTAGATGAGTAACTTCACACCTTGACCGTGTGACTTTTCACATTTATGGATGGTGGCATGTCCAGCCTTCTCCATGACGTCGAGACATTCCTGACCAAGCATCAGATGCCCCCGACGAACCTCGGCGATGCCGCGCTAGGTGACCGCCACTTCGTGCGCCAGCTTCGCAACGGACGCCGCGTCTGGCCAGAAACCGAAGCGAAAGTTCGGACTTTCATGGCACGGCATGGCCGACAGGGCTCCCACTGCGGTCTCTGCAACGAGGCCCGTGCCGCTGGTGAGATCGCCGCCTGCATCGCGGTCGACTGCCCCCTGCGCGAGCGAGAAGCGGCATGACAGCTCGGAACTACCAGCGCGGCGAGATGCATTCCTCGGCCAAGCTCACGGACGACGCGGTTCGCGAGATCCGAACGGCCGGCAAGCCATGCGCGTGCTGCGGTCGACCTGCCTCCGTGTACCAGATCGCGAAACGGTACGGCGTCAGCCATGTGACAATCTGGAAGATCCTGAACAATCTGGCGTGGAGTCATGTTCAATGACCCTCGTCCAGACCGGCAAATGCCGCATCTGCGGCGTCAGCAGCTGGCACCCCGAGGTGCGCAGTTGCCCCCTTCCCACTTGTGGTCTCCGCACGCTGCCAGCGTCGGGGGTGGGCGCGGACCCTTTTACCCCTCGGGGCTCCGCGCCCACTGATCATTCCCCTGTTCATAACGGTCTCGTACCATCCACGGAGGCGCGGCATCATGTCCCCTGAAGGTAATCTGGCGCGCGATGTCGAGGATCGACAGGTTGCGATGTTCGCGATGTTCGTCGGGCCCGGCCTGCTGATGACGCGGGCCGCGCTGGCGAAAGCCTCACGCATTTCCGAGAGCACCCTGAAGAGCTGGGCTGGCGGCGCGGCGATGCCGCTGCACGCAGTGCTTACTCTCCGGAAGTTCCTGCCTGCGGAAGCGATCCACATGATGACGGAGCCCGGCGGCGCTCGGTTCACCGACCTGCAGGCCAGCGCGGCCAATTGGGACGCGATCGCGGCGGATACGGCCAGTCTGACATTCGAGATCTGCGAAGCGCGGAAAGACGGAAACATCGATCACATCGAGAAGGCACGACTACGGCGCCACGCGCGCACGCTGGTCGCGGAGCTGACCGACGCGATCGCCGACGATTGAGGATCTAAGCGGGCCGCAACGCCCGAGGGAGTGATGACGACATGAACGCTCATACGAGCGCCGAGGCGGCGAAGGCCGTTTCGGCGGATGCCATCGGCTTGCCTGTGTCAATCCCCAGAAAGGGGTATGGACATGGCGGAAATCTGCGCCGCTTCGAGAGCATCGAGGTGAAGGGCAGCCGTTTTCGCATGTCCGACGATCATCCGGCCCTGGTCGAGGGCCGCACGATCATGCCGAAACGCGTGTTCGAGCCGCACCAGGTGCCGCGCCTCCTGATCTCCGGCGTCAACAGCCGCAAGATCGGCAAGACGGTCACCAAGGGCCGTTGGCGCGGGCAGCCTATTTTCACGCTGACGCTCGAGGAGCGTGCGACCTGCCCGCGGACCTGCGCGGAGTGGCGCACTTGCTACGGCGCCAACATGCCGTTCGCCAAGCGGATCGCCCACGGCGCTCCGTTCGAGCGCATGCTGTGGGGCGAACTGGCCGAGAAACAGGCGGCACACCCCGGCGGCTTCGTCGTGCGGCTGCACATCCTGGGCGACTTCTACTCGGTCGACTACGTCCGTTTGTGGCGCAATGCGCTTCGCGCATTCCCGGCGCTCAACGTGTTCGGCTATACCGCTCGGCAGCGCTCAAGCCCCGAAGGGGGGGCAATTGCGCGCATAGTCGCGCGGTTCCCCAAGCGCTTCGCCATCCGGTTCAGCGGTCACGACGCGCTCACCGGCGGCTCGGTGGTCATCGAGCGCGGCGCCGCAACTCCACACATTGTCTGCCCTGCTCAGACCGGCGGCACCGACTGTTGCGCGACCTGCGCGCTGTGCTGGCAGTCCGATCGCACCATAGCGTTCTGGAGGCACTGATGTCCCGCGGCCCCGCCCCCGATGGCTTCGCAGAACTGGCGATCAAATCGAGCTATGCGCATATGCAGCGTCATTACGTCTGCTCATCCGCGACCATAAAACGGTGGCTCGCCGAGGTCGGCATCGATCGCTCCAGGGCCGGGAGGTTTGCCCGGAAGGACGATCTCCCCGCCGACTTCGCCGAGCGGGCGCGGCGGTCGACGGCCAATCAGCTCTGCGGAATTTACGGCTGCAAGCGCTCAGTGATCGACCGCTGGAGCGTCCAATCGGGCGTGAAGTACCTGACAGTCAACGGCGCGTGGCGCCAGCCCGGGTTGTCTGCCCAGATGGCAACGGCGAACCGCGACATGACGCAGCCAGGCCAGGCCGCCGACTTCCTACGACGCCTCGGGCCCGTCATCCGCTGCGATGCCGCAGGCGCTTATTCCGCGACCGGCGATCACTGGAAGCGCAACGGCCGCGTCCTCACCGCCGACGATGTTGTCGAACGCGCCCTCGCGCTCGGTTGGGATCCGGATGCCTGGAAACGCATCGCCCCGACACATGGGTTAGCGGCATGAGGAAGAAGTCTCCTATGACGCCTGAGCATCGCGCGAACATCGCCGCTGCGCGCCGACGGCTCGAAGAGGCGCGCCGGGAAGACCCGGCTTGGCAGGCGATGCGGAGGGCAAGCGGCGAACGCCTGCGCAGCGACTATATTTCGTCCCCCGCGGCTCAGGAAAAGCGCGCCAAGGCGAATGCCGAAATGCACCGCCGCCGATTGGACTGGTGCCCCGACGACCATCGCGAAGAGTACCATCGCCTTCGGATCATCGTCGGCGCGCGCCCAGCCCGCGAGATCATCGAGGCGGATATCCCCGGTACGGCCGCCCATGCCCGTCGCGAGGTCGCAAACAACACCCTGAAAATGCGCCTGCGCCACGAGCGCGAACAGCGGGAGGCCTATTGATGTCCCACGACATCACCCCGGCACCTGAGATCCACCCAGAGCGGGCGCGCCTGGAAGCGCTGGTCGGCTTCAGCAGGAAGCGCGTCAGCCGCTCGATCGCGCGCCATGTCAGCGCCGCGCAGGAATGTGCTGCCGCCACATCAGCGCTTCACGCGGCCACTGCCCGCCTGGACGAATGGATCGCGGCCAACCCGGATCCGCAACTTCCCCTGCCGCTTTCGGCGGCGCCCACCTCCAAGGAAGCGACCCTATGAGCGACAGTATATCTGCCGAACAGCTCCGGTTGTTCATCGAACGAATCGAGCGCCTTGAAGACGAGAAGAAGGGCATCAGCGACGACGTCAAGGACGTCTACGCGGAGGCCAAATCAACCGGCTTCTGCACGAAGACCATGCGCACGATCGTGAAGCTTCGGAAGATGGAAAAGCACCATCGGGACGAAGCTGACGCGCTCCTCGAAACCTACCGCAACGCGCTCGGGCTGCACTGAGCACCAGATCCACAGGGAGAACCGCAATGAAGATCGCGACGAAAGACTTCGTGGCCGCCGTAGGGCTCGCCGCTGCCGTTACCGAGCGCCGAAACACCATCCCGATCTTGTCGACCGTGCTCGTCACGCCCGACGAAGCCGGGATCATCTGCCGCGCAACCGACCTCGACATTCAGCTCGACGTGCGGCTGTCGCATCAGCCGACCGACAATCCGCTCTCGCACTGCCTCCTCGAGCCGCAGCGCCTGGTCAAAGTGCTGCGCGCGGTTCAGGCGGACGATATCGGCATCGAGCCTCCGGCCGTCGATGACAACCGCGGGTGCGACATGAAGTTGTCGGCTGGCGCCGAGTTTAGCGCCAAACATAGCGTGCTCCCGGAAGGCGAGTTCCCGGTGATGCATGCCAGCGAACCCGGTTTCACGGCGAGCCTTCCGCGCTCGGCGGTCGACCTGCTGCTGCAAGTCGCAGGTGCCGCCTCGAGCGAGGAAACGAGATACTACCTGAACGGCGTCTATTTCCACCACGTGGATCGCTGGACCTATCGGTTCGCTGCGACGGACGGACACCGCCTCTATTACGCTGACGTCGAGCTGCCGGATGCGTCCGGTGATGCTCCTGTCGACCATGGCGGCTCGAAACGCGGCGGTGGAATCATCATCCCGCGCAAGGCAATCGGGCTCCTTTCCCAGCTTCGATCGCGAACGGCGCAGGAGCCGATCCAGCTCTCACTGCGTAGGCTCAACCCCTCTAACGAGCCCGTCGACTGGACGGCGAACCCGCAAGCGACGCTCGCCCGGTTCGAATTCCTCGCGGCCGGCGATCGGCAGGTCACCCTGACGTCGAAGCTGATCGACGGCACCTTCCCCGATTACACTCGCGTCATCCCCAACGAGGATGCCTGCCCGAACCGGATCACGGTCAAGACCGCCGACCTGCGCCGCGTCGTCGCCGCGCTCTCCGACGGCAATGTCGAGAAGAGCAAGGCCCTGCGCCTTCGGCTGAACCGCTACTCCATCGATGTCGGCGCAAGATACGTCGATAGCGGCTTCGATGGCGCGTTCACGGTTCCGGCGTCCGTCAACACGCCCGGGCTCGAGATCGGTTTCAACGGCCGATACCTGATCTCGGTGCTGAATGCGCTCGCCTGCGAGGACGTGACCTTCATGTTGGGCGATCCGTCGGCGCCGGCACGCGTCGTCGACCCTGCTGGCGCAGCGATGCAGGCGGTCCTTATGCCGATGAGGGTCTGAGAGACCGTGCGTCCGAACGCCGCGCAGCTCCGACAGCTCCGCAAGGACAACCTGCGCTATAGCGACGCGCTGGTGCCGGTCCCGCGTGCCGAATGGCCCGTGCCGCCGTTCCTGGAGGAGTCGGAGCGACTCAACATGTTCCGATCTCGGCAGTTCCTGGTGCAACTCTTCCGCGAGAAGAGCGGCCATCTACGCTTGTCCGTCAACCGCACCGAGTGGGACGAGCGTGCCAATCGGTGGCGCGAGGACATCGCATGGGACGACTTGCAGCGGCTAAAGGCGCAGGCAGGATTTCCCGACGCCTGGGCCGTCGAGGTGTTTCCGCCCGAGCAGAACGTCGTGAACGTCGCCAACATGCGCCACCTGTTTATTCTAGATCACCAGCCCGCATTCGGCTGGCATGGGCGGAGGCAGGTGGCGGCGTGACACAGCAAACATCCGCTTGGATGCCCTTCTATGTGGGCGACTATCTCGGCGACACTCAGCGCCTGACGACCGAGCAACATGGCGCATATCTCCTGCTGATCCTCGACTATTGGCGTAATGGCCCAGCCCCCGATGATGATGCGGTCCTGCGGCAGATCGCGAAGCTCGACGCTAGGACCTGGAAAAAGCACCGCGCCGCCTTGTCGCGCCTGTTTCAGATCAGGGACGGCGAATGGCACCATAAGCGCATCGAAGCCGAATTGGTCGTTGCGGCGGCAAACGCAGAGCGCCGGTCAAGCAAGGCCAGAGCAGCCGCTGAAGCAAGATGGGGGCAATCCTCCGGTGATGCCGCAAGCAATGCTAGTAGCATGCCGCAAGCAATGCTTGGAGCATGCCCGCCACCTTCACCTTCACCAAAGAAGAATTCCGATCCTAACGGATCGGGCGCGATTGCGCCGGACGCTCCTCCCGATCCGGACAAGGTGATGTTCGATGCTGGTCGCCGCTTGCTCACCGCCGCCGGCGTCTCGGTGCCAGAGGCTGGCAGGATGCTCGGCAAATGGCGGCGCGACCATGGCGCGGAGGCGGTGATTACCGCCCTCGGCAAGGCCCAACGCGAAGGCGCGATAGACCCCAAATCGTTCATTGAAGGATGTCTGAGAAATGGCAAACGACCTGGTCACGACCGACCAAGCGGACCGATCGAGAGCAGTCGCCGCTTTCGCGAGCAGCTCGAATTGGACGCTCAGCGAAGCGATGGTGATGGCATCGGGTTTGGAGTTGTTCCCACTGCTGGCTCGCTATGAACGCGGCCTCATCCCGCTGAAGGAAGCGGAGCCGGGACCGATTTCATTGACGTCGAGGTTCAGCGTCGGCCTGAGGGAGGACCTATCCCTGCTCCTCACCAAGGTGTCGCCGACCATCAGTCAGGATCAATCTGATGCGTGGCTGTCGATCATGGTGACGGCCCTTGGCGATCTGCCGGGCCGCGTTGCGCGCGAGGCAGCGCAGGCGGCGCTACATCGTCCGATGCGTTTCCCCAACGAGATCGAGGAAGAGATCCGGAAGCTGGCATCTGGGCTGATGGCGCGGCACCACCTTGCCTGCTCGCGGCTGCGCGCGATGGCGGCCGAGGCTCATCGCCGCGAACGGGCAGTGGAAGAGGAACTCACACCGATAAGTGCTGCCGACATCCGGCGGATGAAGCCGGAGATGCGTAGCCTCGGGCTCGCATGCGGCGCCCTCACGCAGGAGATGATCGACGCCGCTCTGTCCGACCTCGATCAAGCGGCATAGAACAAACAGTGATTCAATCGCAGGGGTGCGAAAGGTATGTGGTGCAGGAATGAGCGGGGAAATCAGCCGGGCGGTTGCCGATGGGCATTGGTGCATTCTGCGTACCAGCGGAGGCCGAACGCTGCCGTTGGCGCGATCATTGGTCGATGCTGACTTCGAGGTGTGGACGCCGGTGGAGACGATCAGCCGCCGCCGGCCGCGCAGCAAGATCAAGATCGATATCGAGGCACCGATCATGCCGACGTTCGTGTTCGCGCGGGCCTGGCATCTGCCTGAGCTCCTCGCCTGCGCCAGCTCGCCCATCAACGAGCATCCGTCTTTCTCGGTCTTCCACTACGCGGGCAAGATCCCGCTTGTCGCAGAACGGGAGGTCGAGGGCCTGCGGCGCGAGGAGCATCGCGCGATGCGCCGCGTTCAGCGAACCCAGCGCAAGGACTTCGCCATCGGCGAGCGCGTGCGCGTGCCCGAGGGCCCTTTCGCGGGCATGAGCGGCGTCGTGCAGCAGAGCGATGGCAAGTTCGCGCTCGTCGGGTTCGCTGGCACCATGCGCGTGAAGATTGCCACTTTCCTACTCGATGCCGATGCGTTACAGATTGCGCATCCCACATCGGGCACCGCCGCACGAGCGGCATAGGTGAGTAGGACTGGCTGGTCTTGGACCTTACCGCCCTCGCCGCCAACGCAGGAGCAAGCGCTCCGGGCGAAGTCCGAAGGCTACTCGAAATTCACCCAATGATTTGCGTGCCGCCCCTCCTCTCCCTGGGCTAAGCGCGTGCGCGAGAGGCCCGACTGTGTGGCGTACCGGTCGGGCCTCTTAGCTATCCATGGTTCCGCTATTGCCGACGTGGCACAGGAGGCGATCGATGCCGACCAAGCCACCCAGGCTGAACGGCGCGTCACCTCCGCGGAGAGCATGGCAATCGACCAAACCATCGAAGCGATTGCGCGGCCGCGCTGGTGTCGCTGATCGACGTCAGGTGCTGGCCGAGGAGCCGCTCTGCCGATCGTGCCGTGAAGCAGGACTGGTCGCCGTGTCGACGATCGTCGACCACATCAAGCCGCTCAGCGAGGGCGGATCCGACGACCGGTCGAACAAGCAGGGCCTCTGCGAGCCGTGTCACCTCGCCAAGTCGAAGGCCGAGCGCGCTCGTGCCGCGCGGCGCCGGGTCGGCTGACCTTGCCCCCAGGGGGGGTGGGTCAGTTTCTGGCGGGCCGCGCGCTCGGACACCGACCGCAGGCTCTTTTTTTGCGCGTGCGGATTAAACTTTCGGGTGCGAATTAAATTTTGGGGTCAGTTATGAAGCGTGGCCCGAAGCCGGAATCGCCCTCGACCAAGCTGTCGCGCGGCACCTTTCAACCCGTCCGCGACGGCGTGAAAACCGAGATTATCGTTCCCGGCGACCCGCCGATTCAGCCCGACTACATGACCGCCGAGGCGATCGACGTCTGGAACGAGGTGCTCGGCCGGGTGATGGCAGCCGGCGTCACCGAGATCGATAGCGCATTGCTCGCGCGGTACTGCTCGCTAGAGGCGCTGGTCCGCAAGGCGTTCAACGCCGGCGGTGAGCCTCCGCCCGCTGCCTACCTGACCGTCTGCCGCCAATACGAAGAGCTATTGCGGATCGCCGGGCCGAAGAGCCGCGTGGGAAGCGGGGGCAAGGTGGATGGCGCAAAGTCGACCAACCCGTTCGCGCGCAACGGCGCCCGCGCCCGCTAAGGCGCCGGCGAAGAGGCCACGGCCTAAGCGCAAGGCCAGCCACCCGACGTTCGCACCGACCGAGCACGCCCGGAATTACTCGGAGATCGCGCTCGACTATGCGAAGCGCGCGGCGGCCGACAAGCGCCAGACCGAGCATTGCAAATGGGTGCGGCTGGCGGCGCAGCGGCATCTCGACGATCTCAAGCGCCAAAAATCGAAGGACTTCCCGTACCGGTTCGACCCCTGGCACGGCAACGACATCTGCGACTTCGGCGAGAAGATGCCGCACGTCGAGGGCAATTGGTGCAAGTGCCTGGGCGCGCGCCGGGGCGAGCATCACGAGCGTTGCGGCCTGATCGACCTGGAGCCCTTCCAGATCTTCATTCTGGTGTGCGTGTTCGGGTGGCGGGACAAGGAAACCGGATTCCGCCGCTTCACGCTGGTCTACGAGGAGCTGGCCCGCAAGAACGCCAAGTCGACGCTGACCGCGGTCGTCTCACTCTATTGCCTGACCTGCGAGGACGAGCCCGGGCCGCAGATCCTGACGGCGGCGACGACGTTCGACCAGGCCAAGAAGGTGTTCAATCCCGCCAAGCGGATGGTCGAGAAGCTGCCTGCGCTGCAGGAAGCGTTCGCGCTCATCCCCTGGGCTAAGTCGATCGAGTGCAAGGGAAACGGCGGCTGGATGCAGCCGATCCACTCGAAATCGAAGTCGCAGGACGGGCACAATCCGCACGTCGTGACGATGGACGAGCTCCACGCGCACAGTGATCGCGGCCTCTATGACGTGATGGTGTCGGCCTTCGGCGCCAGGTTGCAGCCGCTGCTCTGGATCATCACCACGGCGGGCTTCAACATCCACGGCATCTGCTACGAGCAGCGGACGTTCGCGACCAAGGTGCTCGAGCGCTCTGTTATTGCCGAACACGTCTTCGCGATCATCTACACGCTCGACCAACCCAAGGATTTCGAGCCCGAACGGAAGAAGGGCGACGATCCCTACGACCCCAAGAACTGGGTCAAGGCCAACCCGCTGCTGCCGGCAGCGCCCTCGCTGCAGAAGGAAATCGGCAAGCGCGCGATCGAGGCTCGGGCCAGTCCGTCGGCCGAGGCAAATTTCTTCACGAAGAACCTCAACCGCTGGCTTGGCGCCGCCTCGGCCTGGCTGAGTGTCTCGCAGTGGATAATCTGCGGCGATACGGCGCTGACGCTGGACGATTTCAAGGGCTTGGACTGCTACCTCGGCGCCGATCTCTCGAACGTCGACGATCTATCTGCGCTGGTGCTCGCGGCCGAACGCCCGGATGGCCAGCTGCTCGTAAAGCCTTGGTTCTTCGTTCCGGAGGCGCGCCTCGAGAACCAAGATCCGTCTCTCAAGCAGGTCACCGACCTCTACAAGGGTTGGGTCGCCAAGGGCGAATTGATCAAGACCGAGGGCGATTTCATCGACCACAACATCATCGAAGCAAAGATTCGTGAGCTGAAAGGAGCGCTGGCGCTGCGGCGCGCAACCTTCGACCAGTGGAACAGCGGTCTCGCTATGGCGTCCCGGCTCAACCAGGACTTCGACGATGGTGGCGAGGCGTTCGCCGCCCAGCTCGCCAAGAATTCGAAGAACGTCACCGACCCCGCGAAGGCGATAGAGGCGCGCGTCAAATCTGGCCCGTCTCGAATCCGGCACGATGGCAATGCGGTGATGACCTGGATGATCGGAAATGCGGTCGTCGACCGTCGCACCGATGGCAGCCTGCTTCCTAAAAAGGAAACGGCCAACAGTCCGAACAAGATCGATGGCGTCGACGGCTTGATCAACGCGAGCGCGCCGATGTTCCTCGTCGCTGAACCCGGCCCCGACGTGGCGGCAATGATCGCCTGAGAGGTTTCCATGACGGTAATCGTAAAATCAGTCGCCGCTCCGGCGGACGCGGACCCGCTTGTCTATGTGATGAGCGACGAATCCGTCGATCGATATGGCGATGTCGTCGAGGCAGCCGGCTGGGCTCTCGCGAATTTCAAGAAGAACCCGATCGCCCTGTTCGGCCACGATTCCAAGTTCATCGTCGGCCACTGGACGGACGTGAAGGTGATCGCCGGCAAACTGATCGGCACGCTCAAGCTGTTGCCGGCTGGCATCTCCGAGCGCCTGGACGAGATCCGCGCCGCAGTCGAGCACGGTGTGCTGCGCGCGGTCTCGGTAGGTTTCCGCCCGATCGATGCCGAGCCCATGAAGAATGGCCGCGGCGTACGCTTCAAGGCGTCTGAGCTGGTCGAATGCTCCTTGGTGAGCATCCCAGCGAACCCGAACGCGCTTCAGATGGCGAAAGCCCTCAACCTTTCCGACGATGCAAAACGGACGATCTTTGGCGAGCCTGCCGATGGGATCGAGGTCGTGCAGCGTGGAGCCAACGGCGAGCACGCCGCTTCCCCACCCCCATCAAGGACAAAGACGATGACGCTCGCACAGCGTATCGAGGCCGCACAGGCGGCGCTCACCAAGGCGACCGACGACCTCAACAACCACATTTCGCAGGACGATGCCGACGTCATCGTTACCGAGGAGCTCAGCCGCATCGTCGAGCAGAGCAAGACGGTCCTCGGTGCGCTCCAGCGCGCCGAGCAGGCCCTCGCCGTCAAGACCGCTCCCGGGGTGATCATCGATCAGCCTGCGGGCCAGCAGGATCCGCGGCGCCCGTTCGCTGCTCCCGCGGCGAAGAAGGTCGCGCCGAAGGACTATATCCTCCGCGCGGCCGTCGTCACCGCGCTTGCGCACGTCACCAAGCGCAATCAGGCCGAGATCCTGGTCGAGCGTTACGGCGAGGACCCGATGACCCGCGCTGTGTTCGATGTCGTCACCCGCGCTGCCTCCGCGCCGGCGACGACCACCACGACCGGCTGGGCGGCCGAGCTGGTGCAGACGGCGATCCTCGACTTCATCGAGTCCCTGCTCCCGTTCTCCGTCTATCCCGGGCTGAGCGCCCGAGGTGGTCGCTTCACGTTCGGCCGCAATGGCGTCGTCAGTCTTCCGGCGCGCAACCTCGGCAACAGCGTCGGCGGCTCGTTCGTCGGTCAGGGCGCGCCGATCCCGGTTCGCCAGGGCGCCTTCACGTCGACTTCGCTCACGCCGAAGAAGATGGCGGTCATCTCGACGTTCACGCGCGAGATCGCCGAGCATTCGACCCCGTCGATCGAGGCGGTGCTGCGCGAGGCGATCCAGGAGGACACTGCCGTTTCCATCGATACGGTGCTACTCGATGCGACCGCAGCATCGACGGTGCGGCCTGCGGGTCTTCGCAACGGCGTCACGGTGACGACGGCAACGTCCGGGGGCGGCTTCGCTGCATTGGTCGGCGATCTCAAGGGGCTGATCGCGGCTCTGATTGCCAGCAGCAACGGTCGTCTCCGCCAGCCTGTCTGGATCATGAACCCGATCCAGGTGCTTTCGGCGAGCGTCACCCAGAATGCCGGCGGCGAATTTCCGTTCAAGGCCGAGATCGCCGAGGGCAACCTGCTGGGGTATCCGATCCTGCAGTCGACCACGGTCACTGCCGGCATGGTGTTCCTCGTCGACGCGGCGGACTTCTTCAGCGCCACCGGCGACGATCCGCGCTTCGACATGTCGGATCAGGCCACCCTCCACATGGAAGATACGACGCCGCTGGCGATCGGCACGACCGGTACCCCGAACGTGGTGGCCGCTCCGGTCCGCTCGCTGTTCCAGACCGACACTCTGGCGCTGCGGATGATCCTCGACATGAACTGGGCGCTTCGCCGCTCCGGTACCGTCGCCTGGACGCAGTCCGTCACCTGGTAAGCTGCTGAGAAACGGGCGGCGGCGTCATGTCGCCGCCCGCAATCTGCGTTCCCGAAAAGGAGGTCACGATGACCGAGGAAGAGAAAGCTGCCGCGGCCAAGAAGGCGGCAGACGAAAAGGCCGTTGCCGACAAGGCGACCGCCGACGCCGCCGCAAAAAAGGCCGCGGCGGAGAAGGAAGCCGCGGACCGAAAGGCCGCAGAAGAGGCCGCCGCTGCCAAGAAGGCGGCAAAGCCGCGCCAGGTGGTCGGCGAAACTTCGGGTGTCGGATACCTGACCCGTGATGCAGTCGCGGAGCAGGCGCGCATTGTCGCCGAGGTAGAGCAGATGTCCGCGCTGCCGTGCACCCCGTCGCAGGAAGAGCTCAACCAAGCGATGGCCGACCTCTCTCAGGTCAGCCATGTCACGATTGACGACGAGAATCACTCGCGCGCCAAGAAGGCGGACTGAACTCGTGGGCCTTCCCGGCTACAAATTATCGGCGCGCGCCGCCGCGGCAGAGGCGAATTATGCCCTGACACGGGTCGCGAAAGCCGGAGAGGGTGAGTTTCGGGAAGGCCCATATAATCTGCCGATCACCGGCGGTTGGCTCTCGAGCGACGCCGGCCAGTATGCAAACTGGTGGCAGCTTGGCCATGACGTGCAGGGCTCTGGGCGGAGCGCGATGGTCGAGGCCTGTATTGGCTCCTACGCGCAGACCGTCGCGATGTGCCCTGGCAACCACTGGAAGTGGGCCAAGGAAAAGGGCCGCGAGCGCGTCACCAATTCGACGCTTGTTCGCATCCTGAAGGCACCCAACGACTATCAGTCGATTTCCGATTTCCTCATGAACATCGTCCGCATGCTGCTCGACGATGGCAACGCCTACGCGCTCGTCATCCGGAACAACCGGTTCGAACCCGTAGAGCTCCACATGATGAACTCCCGCCAATCAGGTCCCCAACTGGCTGTGACCGGCGAGGTCTTCTATCACATGTCCGGCAACCCGATCGTCGACGCCCGGTATGGGGTCGGGCTGATCGTGCCCGCCCGCGACGTCCTCCACATTCGACTACAGACGCCGCGACATCCTCTGCTCGGTGAGAGTCCGCTCGGCGCCGCCGCATTGCAGATGGCGGCGGGTAACGCCGCCCTGCTCCAGCAAGTCAGGTTCTTCCTGAACCAATCTCGCCCATCTTTCGTGCTCAGCACCGACCAGGTGCTGACGAAAGAGCAGGTCGATTTCCTCCGTGCTAGCTGGAACGAGCAGGCAAAGGGAATGAATAGCGGCGGCACGCCGATCTTAACCGCAAACCTCAAGGCGCAGCCGATCGGTTCATCGGCGAAGGATTCCGAACTTGCTGACCTGCTGAAGCTTTCGGATCAGGCAATCGCGAACGTTTTCCGCATTCCGCTCCAGGTCCTCGGGATCGGCGGGTCCCCTTTCGCCACCACCGAAGCGATGATGCAGTCGTGGCGTGCCGGCGGTCTGGGCTTCCTCCTCAACCATATCGAGGAAGCGATCGGACTGCTCTTTAAGCTCGGCGGACAGCCCGACGAATATCTGGAATTCGACACGAGCGCCTTGCTGCGGTCCGCCTTCAAGGAGCGCGTGGAAGGGTGGGCCGCTGGCGTAAAGGGTGGCATCTTCGACCGCAACGCCGCGCGCCAGGATTTCGAACTCGCCCCTGTCGAATACGGCGACGAGCCGTGGGTGCAGCAGCAGGATATCCCGCTTTCGGTAGCGGGTGAGGCTGCCAGGAACCCGCCACCGCCGCCAACCCCTCCCGCACCTGCCCCTGACCCCTCCGCGAACGACAACGTTGCAACGGAGGCCGGCAAGGCGCTCGTCGAACTCGCGAAAGGCCTGCTTGCATGAGCTTCGACGGAAAGGCCTTCGGCGAAGACATGGTTGGCATCGTTCGCGCTTATGTCGCGCGCACGATCGCCCCGATCATGGCCGACAACGCTGCGCTCGCACTCCGCGTCGCCGAGCTGGAAGCGCGAGCGCCCGTTCCCGGCGAGCCTGGCCGCGATGGGCGGAACGTCGATCCGGAAGAGGTTCGAGCGATAGTGCAGGAGATCGTCGCCGAATTGCCTGCGCCCCTCGACGGCAAGGACGGTATCGATGGTGCCGACGGCCAGGACGGGCGCGACGGTACCGACGGAAAGGATGCCGATCCCGAATTAATCCGCACCCTAGTGGCGGAGGCCTTCGCATCGCTGCCGGCGCCGGCCGACGGGAAGGACGGCGCGGACGGTCGTGACGGTATCGACGGCAAAGACGGGTCGGACGGCCTGAACGGGAAGGACGGTGCTGGCATCGCTGACCTATTGATCGATCGCGAGGGGAATCTCGTCGCGACGATGACGGACGGGAGAATGAAGGTGCTGGGTATTGTCGTCGGGCGCGACGGCAAGGATGGGTCGGACGGCCAAGACGGAGACCCCGGCGATCCTGGCCGTGATGGCGTCGACGGCAAGGATGGCCCGGGGCCCGGCGATTTCAACATGAGCCTGCTCGAGGACGGCCGCACCCTTCGCATCGCAATCTGCCGGGACGGCGACGACACAGAATATGCCTTCCAGATCGGCTTCCCGGTGCCGATCGATCGCGGCGACTTCCAAGAGGGCAAGATCTACGAAGAGGGCGACATTGTCAGCCATGACGGTGCCCTTTGGATAGCGCGCGGCACTATAGCGGCCGCTCCACCGGATGGCTTGGTCTGGCGCCTGGCCGTGCCGCGGGGTGCGCCCGGCGCTGACGCCTATGCCGGCGCCGCCAAGGGCCTCTTTGATCCACAGGCTGAATATCGCGCTCTGGACGTAGTCAGCTTTAACGGCTGCGAGTGGCGGGCTAAGTGCGACAACCCTGGCGAGCTGCCTGGGGATGGATGGATGCTCTCCGCCGGTAAGGGCAAGCGGGGCGATCGCGGTGAGCGCGGCGCCGATGGGACTTCGATCGTGGCGAGTTGGGTCGATGCCGCCCGACTGAAGCACATCATCACACTCGCCGATGGCACCGAACTGGAAGCCGACCTGGCTGGCCTGGCTCGCACAATCGCTGAATCAAACGAAGGAGGCCTCGTTGCCTGACAATATCACCGCCCCCGGTGCGGGTACCGTCCTGGCTGCTGATGATGTCGGCGGCGTCTATTATCCGCGCACGAAGCTCTCGTTCGGCGTGGATGGTACCGCGACGGACGTCACCCCCGCCTCGGGCCTGCCGGTGACGCTGACGAATGCCAGCGTTGCGGTGACCGGAACATTCTACCAAGCCACCCAGCCCGTATCGGGCACCGTGGGGGTCTCTGGGTCGGTGGCCGTCACCGGCACGTTTTGGCAAGCAACCCAGCCCATCAGCGCGGCCGCGCTGCCACTGCCGACTGGTGCCGCGGCCGAGGCGACCTTGGCCGCGGCATCGGCTAAATTGCCTGCCACCCTCGGCCAAAAGACCGGGGCGAACAGTCTGTCGGTGACGATCGCCAGCGACTTCACCAGCGAGAACTATCTCGGGAAGACGGGCGGCGATGTCCTGATTTCGACGAGCACACCGACGGTCTCGACCACTGCTTATGCGTCGGGCGACGTGATCGGCACGAAGATGACGCTGGCGAATTTCGTCCGCGCAGCGGCCGGGTCGGGCGTGCTCCAGTCGGTCGTGGTGAACTCCAAGAGCGCGCAAACGCTCGCCGTCGACGTTCTGATCTTCTCGGCCGACCCGTCGGCATCGACCTTCACGGACAACGCCGCCCTGGCGATCAACGCGGCTGATTTCGACAAGCTGATCGGCGTCGTCCATCTGACCGATTGGACCAACCTCGGCACTCCGTCGGTTGCGCAGCAGCACGGTATCGGCATGGGTTTCAAGATCCCGTCGGGCACCTCCGGCTATGCCGTCCTTGTCGCCCGTGGCGCGATTACCCTCGCTTCGACCAGCGACCTTACCCTCGCGACCCGCGTGATCCCGGGCTGATCCGATGCTTACTCACTGGATCGCTCTTGGCCTTATTGCCGGCGCATCGGGCGGCGATGGTGGCTACTCCGAGACGGGTACCGTCACCGCTCCCGCGGACTGCACGGCGGTGCTCCTGTCGGTGCAGTCGAGTTCGGCAGGCGAGGCAACCGCGCCGCGCGGCGCGGTGCCATTTCGGCGGCCATACGATCCAGCCGACCACGCGCCCTATGCGATCGACTTCACAGCCTTCCTCAAGCCGGGCGAGAAAATCGCAGAGATCGTCGAGCTGCGCATGAATGCGACTGCGGCGCTGTTGAGCGTCGCGATCGACGACGCCGACGATTTCAACCCGATCATCGATACGGCGGGCAAGAAGCTGCAGGTGTGGTTCGCCGTCGACGAGGCGCAATGGGCTGCCGCATCGTTCGGTGCCGGCGGCGTGCAGCTACCGGTCACTGCGCGGATCCTAACCGATGCGGTTCCTCCATCGCGCTGGGAACGCACTGTTATTCTCACGGTGCGGCAGCTGTGACGGTCGACAATGGCCGACGCGGCCATCTCGTCATCGACGGTGTGTTTGACGGCCAGGCGGGGATTCAGGGAGATAGCCTCGCGTTTCGGCCAAACCGGCGTGGCGCATCGCCAAAGCGCCTGATGGGCGGGATCCTCGACGGCGAGCCTGTGCTGCTGACTGCCAGCAAAGACGAGTTCGGTCCTTTCTGGTCCGCTCGATTTGAGGTGATCAAATGACGATTGCCGAAATGCGCGAGCTTCTCGGCCTGGACCTCAGCACGTCGGACGCGGCGGTCGTCGCTGCGTATGCCGCGCTGATCGACGATGGCATTCCCCTTTCGATTGCGATCGTCGAACCAGTCACCGTAGAGTTGGCCCGCAAACAGTGCCGTCTCGATGATGATGCCGAAGATGAACTGATCGCGCAGAAAATCCGTAGCGCGCGCGAATGGGTGGAAGACTATACCGGCCGCGCGATCGCGCAGCAGACCTTCGTCGCCCATTTCTCCAGCTGGGGCACCTCGCTCACTCTTTACCGCCGTCCCATCATCTCGGTCGACGCCATCGCCTACAACGGCGCCGACGGTGACGGGGTCTATGCCGACGGCACATTTTCGATAGGCCCCTTCCCGCTCCGGATATTCGCCGGCTCCAGCGGATTTCCAGCCCTTCGCGCAGGTGGCGCGATCACGGTCGCCTACACCGCCGGATATGATTTGGGTGAGGTTCCCCACAGTATAATCGAGGCAATCCTCGTCCTCGTTGGTGGTATGATGTCCGAGCGCGAAGGCGCCTATGCCAAATCGCTCGATGCTGCGGCGTCGCTAGTTGAGCGCTTGCGAACGATTGTGGTTTGATGGGCACGCCCGCCGGCAAGCGCCGCGACCGCATCACCTTTAAAAGGGCCTCGATCGATACCGACGACTATGGCGGCGAGATCGAGACCTGGGCGGAGCTCGGCAAGCGCTGGGCCTGGATCATCTACGGCACCGGCCAGGAGCGCCGAGATGCCGCCCAGCTGCAAGCCACTGTCCCGGCCACATTCAATGTCCCACGGGATACACTGACGCAGACGATCAAACCGAAAGACCAGATCGAGTTCGATGGCAGCATCTGGAATATCACCGGTGCGCCAATCCGATCGAAGGAGCTTGATGGGGTCGACATAACTGCGGTGCGGGAGGCATAGAAATGGACCTTCAGGCCGCATACCGCGCGCGTCTCCTGAGCAATGCCGAGTTGACGTCTCTGCTCGGCCAACGTGTCACCTGGGGTGGCCGTCCACAGGCATCTGCCCTACCTGCGATCGTCCTCACCAAGGCTGCTCCTGGGCAGGACTGGACGCATGCTGGCCCTGATCCGCTGGTCAATCCTTGGGTGCAGGCCGACATTTATGCCGCAGATTTCCCTACCGCCGGCGCGGTGTCAGCTGCGCTGCAGGGAGAAATGCAGCGCCCAGACGATGTCACCGCTGGCGGCTGGAGGTTCGAACCCCCTGGCATGCTCGTCGCCGAACAATGGCCCGGCATCGAGGATTTGATCGGCGGCGGCCAAGCGCACCGCATCGTTCATGATTATCGATTCTGGGCCTCGCCCGCGTGATTGAGAAGATCGAGGGCTTGGCCGCGCTGGATCTTGCGCTCGGCGACTTGCCGAAGGCCACGGCGCGCTCTGTGCTGCGCCGGGTCGGCATCGCCGCGCTGGCCCCCTTTGTTGAAGACGTTCGAACTCTCGCGCCAGTTGACGCCGACCCGATGAACACGCCGAAGCGGCCTCCGGGCACGCTGCGTGATAGCTATCACGCAGGGACGAAGCTCAACAAATCGCAGGCTCGCACCGCGCGCAGGCAGGGGAAGAGCTCAGTCGAGGTCTACGCGGGCACCAATGACCCCGCAGGCATTCAGACCGAGTTCGGCAACTCGCATCAGACAGCGCATCCGCACGCGCGGCCAGCCTGGGATGGCGCTCAGAAGCAGGTGCTGGAGCGGGTGAAATCCGGCCTCGCAACGGAAATCGACAAGGCCGCGACCAGGCTAGAGACAAAAGCGCGGCGACTGGCAAAGTAAGGAGCGAAAGACATGGCAAACGTTCGGACTGGCTACGGCGCCAAGATCTCGATCAAGATCGGTGCGGCGACGGCGGTGGAGATCGCCGAGGTTATCTCCCTGGGCCTCCCAAATCCCCAGATCGGCGACGTGAAGGCAACTCACTTCCAGAGCCCCGATCGTGCCGAGGAATATATTCCCGGCATGAAGGAAAATGGCGAGATCCCGATCGGCATCAACTTCGACGCGGGCTCGACGACCGACGGTCTGATAAACGATGCGATGGCCGAAACCGGCACCGTTGAAATCGTAATTTCGATCCCGACCGTCGCGGGCACGGACCAGACGTTCACATTTCCAGGCATCGTGAAGGGTTACGAAAAGACGGTCCCGATCGACGACCGACAGACTGCGGTGATCACGGTCCGCGTCGCCGGTGCCGTTGTTCAGGCAGCGGACGCATAATGGTCGGCGGTAATCCCATGCGCGGCGAGGCGAGCATCGGCGAAGGTGCTGGTGCTTTCACGCTCGTCTTAGACGTCAACGCGTGGTGTCACATTCAGTCGACGCTCGGTCTCAAAGTGACGGAGGTAATCTCCGCGTTCGAGGCCGATCCGGCTGACATGCTTACCGCGCGCGCCATGCTCTGGGGCGCTCTGCAGAAGAATCACGCCTGTCATCTGGTAGAAGCCGGTGAGATTATGGCGGATCATGGACCAAGCGCTGTGCGTGAGGCGCTGGCGGCATGCCTGGAGGCCTGTTTTGGTACCGTGAAGTCGGAGGGTAAGAAGCGAACGGACCCTCGGAAGAAGGCGACCCCTGGGACTGGCTGAAGCTTTTCGAGGTCTGGTGCGAGGCGGGCCAACCGGCGGATAGCTTTTGGACGCAAACACCCAGGCTGTTGATGCGCTTCGCCACCGGCTACCAGGAGAGGGTCTATAAAGCGGCCGAACTCGCCGGGCGCAAGGTAAAGCGTTCAATTTCCACCGGAGAGCAGAGTAGCGAGCAGATCGCCTCCGCGCTCAAGGCTTGGGTGGCGGCGACTCGTCGCCCAGGCTGATTCGGTATAGCCTTCGGCATGGGAGGTTGATTCTATGCTGATAATTATACTGGCGCTCACTATGGTCCAAGATCTGCCCGCTTGGGTGGTCAAGGTCACGCCAGACCAGATGACTGACAAGTCTAGCGCGGCAGCATATATCGAGACGAGTGACGGTCGCCTGTCGTTCCTGTGCGATCAAGGTGACAATAGACCGGTCATCGTTGTGCAGCCCTCCCGCTTCCTCGGCGGGAGCCTGGCCAGTTCTCAGTTTCGCGATGTGCAGTATCGCTTCGACGAATCGCCGCCGGTCGCCACGCGATGGAAATACCACGGCCGCTTTGCGACCCCTGGTGCTGGCAAGGATACGGAGAGGTTCGTGCTTGCCTTGTTGGGTGCGAGCGGGCGCGTGCGCCTTCGGCTCGTGGCGTTCGATAGAGGCCAGGTTGACCTAGATTTTCCGCTTTCCGGTGCGAAAGACGCCGTTCGCCAAGCAGTTGCTGCGTGCACCAAGCCTTAGTTTGCTGCGCGCTCTCGAAGTAAGCTCGAGATCGCGCGGCGCGTCACTTTCTTACCCTCCGCAATCATGATTTCGCTGCCCGCTTCGCCGGGACTTTTGTCGTGAAGGAAGTCTTCCATGGCCACCGGCGGATCTTTGATTGGAGCACTCAGAGTCACGCTCGGGCTCGATACGGCGAATTTCGAGGCGGGAACGAAGCGAGCGCGGTCAATTGCGCAGCGCGATGCCAGCGCGATCCAGAAGTCACTCGCTGGTATCAAGGGCAGTTTCGACGGCCTGATCGCTGGTGCGACTATCGGCGCATTCACCGCTGCCGCCAAGCGCGCACTCGACTATGCCGGCTCGCTCGGCGAGGTCAGCCAGCAACTCGGCGTGACCACCAAAGATCTTCAGGTGTACAGATTTATCGCGACCCAGGTTGGCGTCGAGCAGGACACAATGGATGCGTCGCTGGCGAGGCTCACCCGCACCATGGGTGAGGCGTCGATCGGCGGAAAGTCTCAGGCGACTGCGTTCCGCGAACTTGGCGTCGCGGTGCAGGATAGCAATGGCAAGTTGTACACCGCCGGAGAAATCCTCCCCCGCCTCGCCGACGCCTTCGCCAAGATAAAGGACCCAGCCACCCGCGCCCGCCTAGAGGCTGATTTGTTCGGCAAGGCCGGCCAGAAGCTCGATCCGCTCCTGACGCAGGGCGCTCAAGGCATTGAAGCGCTTCGCGTGGAAGCTGAGCGGCTAGGTCTCGTCCTTGGCGACGACCTTATCAATTCCGCAGATAATCTCTCGGACCGACTGGCGTCGCTCCAAAAGCAGCTGGAGGTCCAGTTCGCGCGGACGATCGCCGAGAATGCCGACGGCATTATGAAGCTCGCGGACTCCTTTGTCTGGGCAGCGCAAAAGGCGCTCGAGTTCTTTTCGACCATGAAGGGCGTCGAACGGATCAAACGCGACGAGGGCTTCTTAAACGGCTTCTTCGCCACATGGCAGGAACAGAAGGAGGCGTCGACACCAGCAGGGTACGCGGAGCGGCGCAAGCGCGTTCTTTCTGGCGCTCAGGACAGGCTCAACAGTGCCAAGCAGTCCGGCTCCCCCAAGGTCATGATCGATGCGCTACAGCGCGAGGCCGACAAGCAAGCTCAGCTCTATTTCCAGGCGACGATGGCCGTATCTGCGGCGAACGCTTCGGCGCCCGGGAGTGCGAAGCCCGCAAAGCAAGGCGCGCTGCCAACGGTCAAGTCGAGTGGAGCCGCCAAAAAGCCGCCGAAGGACCGCAGCCAGCAGTATTTGGAGCGCTTCAACAAGGAGTTGGCCGGGCTCGATGACGACCAGCTGCGGCTGCAGCAGGAAATCATCACGGACGTTAATCAGCGTGCGGCGATCGAGCACCAGCGCATCCAGACAGCGCAGGATGCATATGAATTCGACGTCGACTCCCGCCAGAAGCAGGGTGAACTGACCGCGGCCCAGGCGCAGGCGCTGAAAACTGCGTACGAAGCCAACGCGACCCGCGAACATACGCTCGTCAACTGGAAGCTCGACGATCAGCTCACCGAACAGGAGCTCGATCGGACCCGCGCGCGCTTGGACAATGCCAATACCCTTCTCCAGGGTGAGTTGGCTAGCGCGCGCACGCAGGAGGACCGGCGGCGCATCCAGCTCGAAATCCTCAAAAATGAAACCGATCTACAGCGAGCATCACTCGAGGCCGTCAAGGCGAAGCATGACAGTAACGACATCGAATATAAGATCGCCCAGGAGAAGCTGGATCAGCTCGACAAAGAGAGTTCGCAGCAAGCCGGAACGATCCGGCGGCAGACAATGGGCCCCCTGGAGAGCTACCTCGACAGCATTCCGAAGACCGCCAAGGAGATCAACGAAGCGTTTCAGGCCGCCTCGGTCGAAGGGATAGGCAGCTTCAAGGACGGCCTCGCCGATGCGATCCTAAATGGCGGCAAGCTAGGCGACGTTCTGGATAATGCGCTGAAGCGGTTCCAGGCTCGTCTGCTCGATCTGGCGTTGGACAAGGCGTTTCAGGCAATTCTCGGGCAGGGCTCCGGGGGCAGTGGTGGAGACTTTCTCTCCAAGCTCGGGTCAATTTTCGGCGGTGGCACGGCTACCGGCGGTGTTGGCGGCGGCATCGGCGGAGGGATGGGCTCGTCGGGTGGCATGGATCTCCGCGGTTTGGCTAGCGGAGGTATGTTTCGGGCGGGGGGTGTTTCCGGCACGGACCAAAATGTTTTGTCGATCAACGGCATCCCGAAGGTCCGCGTGTCGGCGAACGAAAACATCAGCGTCCATCCGGTCGGCAGTGCCGGCAATTCCGGAGCCGCACGCATTGAGATCGTCGAGGCCCCGGGCTTCGCATCGCGCGTCGTAGGCATCGCCGGCGACGTTTCGATCCGCACGGTGGGCGCAGCAGGCCGGACCAGCGCCCGTCGGGCTACGAGGCGTCTCGCATGAGCATCGACCTGACGGGCCTGAAGATAGATGGCGACGAGATTTCGCCATTGGAGTTCGGCGGATTGATGGCTTCCGCTCTCGGCGGTTCAACCGCGCGGATCGAACGTCTCGGCGATCGGTACATGGCTTCGATTTCGACCCCGGCCATGCCTGTCGAGCCCGACGGCCGGCGCTGGGCGGCGCGCCTCCTGCGAGCTCGCAAGCTCGGCGCGATCATTGAGGTACACCAGCTCGACTTGGACATTGGTGCACCAGGCGCTCCGGTGGTTTCCAGCACGACAGCCGCGGGCAAGATGATCCCGATCAGCGGCCTCACGCCTTACTATGCGATCCGCGAAGGCCAGTGGCTGAATTACATCATCGACGGCCAGCGATATCTGGACCAATCGACGTCGGAGGTTGTGGCGAGCGGGTCTGGCCTGGCCACGGTGACGATCCAGAACCTGCTGCGGGCGCCCCTCCCCGCCGGCGCCGTCATCGACTTGGCCAAGCCCTGTATCGAGGGCTGGATCGACGGCGATTTCACCATCCCTCGGTCGGTCGACCGGATCACGTCCTTCACCCTCATGATCGCCGAGAAGGCGTAGCCATGTCTGCACCGACGCTACTGGCCGGCTTTATCAAATGGGAAACGGGCGGCGGCGATGTTCGCTTGTGCGACGGCGGCACGCTCACCTTCGACGGAGACACCTACACGTCCCGGCATCCCGTGTTCGGCGGCATTTCCGGTTTCGAGCCTATCAGCGAAGGCATTGGCGACGAGGCGCCCGCGGGAACGCTGACCTTTTCGCCGGCGCCGGACGCGTTGCCGGCGGCGATCAGTGCTCCGACCCTCCAGGGCACGCGCCTTCGCATGTGGATCGCTGAAGTCGATCGAGAGACCGGGCTCATCATCGGATCGCCCGACTTGCAGCTCGACAACATCGCGGACGTAACCAGACTGCGGCTCGCAAAGAACGTATTCCAACTGGCGGTCGACATCGTGCCGCGGCTGGAGCGCCTGTTCCTCCTGAACGAGGGCAACGTGCTCTCGGGCGAGTTCCACCGACGCATGTATCCGGGCGAGCGGGGATTGGACAACACGATCGGCGTGCCAGTCGTCGTCGCCTGGGGCGTCGCCGGTGCGCCCCGAGGGACATCCTCCGGGGGTGGTGGATCATTCGGAGGCGGCTTCGACGGGATCACTCAGGCCAGACTCAACAACGAGACCTATGTCTAGCATCGCGCCACTGACACCTCCGGAACGTGCGCGCGCGACGCATGGCACGGCCGCGAAGTTTCGCGGGCGAGCCCTGAGCTACCGTGACCAGGTGACCTGCCTCCACATGCTGCGCGAGCAGATGCTGGCCTTCGGATACCAGCCACCGGAGATCCCGGAATTCGACGACGCCAAGGGTGCCCGACGGGCGCTGCGGTCAACCGGTCACCGGACCATCAAGGGGCTGCTGACAATGATGATCGGCGAGCCCATACCTGCAGCTCAGATGCGCGTCGGCGACGTAGCGCTTCTGCCGGGAGCTCCCTTCGAGGCGGTGCTGCTGAATGCCGGCAACGGCATGCTGCTGGGTTGGCACGACGACGGGCGGCTCGGCCTGGTCAACATCAAGCCCGCGCTGCCGCCGCTCGCTGCGTGGAGGCTGATTTGAGCGGCGTGCTGAAGGCGGTCGGCACGATCGCTGGTATCGTCGCCATGGTCCCCAGTCCGATCCAGCCCATCGCCGCTGCCGTCGCGATCGCGGCCAATATCGGCGCTGCTCTGACCGCCAAACGCCCAACGGCAAAAGGGTCGCAAACGGACATCACGATCGGCGCGAACATGTCCAGCGACATGATCCTGGGGCAGAGTTACTCGGGCGGCAAACGGGTCCATCTCGCGGGATATGGGACCGAGAACGATGTCCCGAACGCCTATCTGTTGGCGGTCGATGTGTATGGCGTTGGCGGGCCATACCAGTCGCTGGTCGCAACCTTCGGTGATTTCACCGCGATCAGCTTCGACGGGCTGGGCAAGGCGATCGGATTCTACTCAAACAACACCCTCTACCGCGATTACCAGCTCGGTGAAACGCCAGAGGCTACCGCACTCGCGCCACATTGGACGGGGGCTCCGGACTGGGGGTCTAGTTATAAGCTCTCGGGCAAGGCCGCCGTTCTGTGGAACGCGCGCTTCCCGAAGGATGGAAAGCGCTACGGGTCCGGATTTTTCCAGACCGGTGCGGAGTGGCAGGGGATCAAGCTATATGATCCTCGGCTCGACAGCTCCTACCCAGGCGGCTCGGGCCCCCACCGCTGGGCGTCGCCGAGCGATACGACTGCCTTCGCAGCAGCAAAGGCGACCTGGACCTATTCTCGCAATCCCGGGCTGCACGCCCTGCGGTACGCACTCGGCACCTGGGAGCGCGATGAGACGGATGCCGATGCGGCTTACGTCAAGGTATTCGGTCTCGGCCTCGAGTGGGACGCGATCGACGTGGTGGACTGCGTCGCGCTGGCCAACGTCTGCGACGACAACGAGTGGACCTGCAACGGCATCCTCTCCGAACCTGGGGACAAGTGGGAGAATTTGAAGAACATTCTTCAGGCCGGCGCTGCCGAGCCCTGCTTCAAGAACGGCCGGCTCGGCTTCCGTATCAACGCACCGCGCGTGGCGCTGGACACGATAACGCGCGACGACCTTGCCGACGGCGACTTGGTCGTGCCGGCGATGCAGACATATCGCGACAGGCTCAACACGATAATCCCGAAGTACCGCTCGCCGGATCATAAGTGGGAGTACGTCGCGACCCAGGAGGTGATCCAGGTCACTCAGTTCGTTACTGAGGACGGAGAGGAGAAGACGGAGGAGAGGCAATACAACCTGGTCACGAATCCGGTTCAAGCCGCGCAGCTTGGTGCCTACGGCCTTGTCGGCGGCCGGGAGGCCGGGCCGATCGAGATGGTCTGCAAGCCACGCCTGCGCGGCTATAGCCCCGGCGACCTCGTCACTGTCGACATACCGGAAGCTGGCCTCGACGCGGTCGATTGCGTGATTTTGAACCGCACGATCGATCCCGCCACGATGACCGTCTCCCTCTCCCTCGTCACCGAGAATCCCGACAAGCACGATTATGCACTGGCGCAGACGGGCTCGGCACCGCCGGCGATCACGATTTCCGGTCCGGACGAGACCGACGATGTCGCCGGCGCAGATCCGGCCGCCGCCTCTGTCGCAATCCGGGGCGCGTATATTAAGGTCGCTGGTGACCTTCTGAGTGCGATCGATGCAGGTGCAGATGCGACTGTCACGATCGCCGCGCACGACTGGGACTATCCCGGCCAAGGCGCGGACGTGCATCGCGAAAGCGGGGACATCACCGGCCTCGACTACGGCACTGCCTATTTCGCCTATTTCGACGACGCGACCCTGGCCGATGAGACTCCGCCGTATGCGGTTACGCTGGAGCAATCCGAGGCGCTAAATAGTACCGCGCACCCCTATCGGCATTATCTGGGCACGGTGACGACCCCAACCTCGGGTGGTCCGCCGACTGGCGGCGGCGGCGGCGGCGGCGGGTATTGCGTCGTGCCGGAAACGCCAATCCTGATGGCCGACCAGACCTCGAAGCCCGCCGGATCGATCCTGCGCGGCGAATGGGTCTGGACCCAGCACGAGGAAACCATGGCCTGGGGCAACTTCCCCGTCACCGCGGTCAAGCGCGTGCCGTGCGCCAACCTGTTCGAGGCGACGATCGAGGGGAAGGTGCTTCGCGGTTCACCGGACCACCCCGTCTGGCTCGATGGCGAGTGGATCACGCTCGACCAGATCGGCACGCCAGCAGGGGCCGGCGTTGTCGTGATGCTCACCGTAGCCGCCGCGCACACCTACGTCGCGAATGGCGTCCTCAGTCACAACAAGGAAGTCGATCCGCCCGTCGGCCCGCCCGTCTGAGGCAATCAACTCTGGAGACAGACATGCAATCACCCGGCAAGCTGTCGCTGAACGGCGACCGGTGGACGCCTTTCGTCCGCACGCTGCAGTTCGAAGGCGTCGACTTCACCGACGCCGTCTTCAAGCTCCAGGTGCGCGACCGCAAGGATGGCGGCGCCATACGGGCTGACCTGGCGACCGTGGCGACCGGTGCGGCGGAGGGGGTGCGCCTGATCTACGGCGGCACCGATACGGTCGCCAACCATATCTCGGCTGGCAGGATCGACGAGGTCCCGGATGGCATGACGACGAGCACCACCCTTCCCCTCAGCTTGGTCGGCATTCGCATAAACGAGAGCACGATGGAGGGGATGACGCCAGCTCAGGAAATCGGGGGCGATGCGCAGGCATGGTGGGACTTGCATGTGACTCCTTCCGGCGCGCTCAAGGAGCTCTACCTGTTCGGGCCATTCACCATTCGCGCGGGAGTAACTGAATAATGGCCGATGCAGTGATACGAGTTGGTGGCGAGAGTATCTCGGTCGGGCTTCGCGGAGGTCAAGGTCCGCGCGGCTTCAACGGCCCCGACCTCACCGAGCTGGCGGCGCCCGACGGCGCCCAGGAAATCGGCTACGGCGACGGCACGGTAGCGTCGAAGCTCGGCGAGATTGTCTCGATCACCGACGAAGGCGGTGCCGACGATTGGAACGGCACCACCGGAACCAACAACTTCACCGCACTCGAGACCCTATGCGATCGGGCGCCGATCACCATCCGCCTGCCTAAGAGCGAAGCCGGCACCGGCGTCTACATGGTCAACGGCGACACGGCGTTACTCGATGCCGAAGGCGTCGTGCTCGACCTCGACCCGGGCGTGTCGATCCATGTCGTCGGCACGGGCGCCCCCCAGACCGCTCTTCCCGGCCTGGCGGTGACGCGAGACCTGCGTACCGACTATACCGACCTGCGCTATCAGCGGGCGCTCAGCCCAACGATGCGCAAACGGATCACGGAGCTTGGTCGCCCGGCCTCGGCGCTCGATGGGCAGTTGCAGGTGCCGATCCGCCTGGACTTCGCCGATGCGACACACTGGCAGCTCGGAAGCTGGCCGAGCGGCACTTTCGCGACCGCAACGCCGACCTCGGTTGCCGCGGACCTCGTGCAATGGGGAACGCCGCCCGCCTCGTCCTTCGTGGCGTCGATGTTCCATGTCGTGCCCGGCGATTATATCCAGGCAGGCCTTTCGAACATCACGACGTGCCTGCCCGCCATCGCGATCTTCACCGATTCCGGCTGGGTGCTGGTGCGCCAGAGCCAGACCTCGGGCATCGATACGCTCGTCATCACCGAAAAGGTCGACGCCTCACCCAGCGTCGAGACCAGCACGGTTAACCCCGTTGTGGCGCAGACGACCTATCGCATGGCCAAATCCTCGGTCGGGATCGTCATCTACGACCAGCGGAGCTTCGGGCTCGTGCTCAATGGCATCGTGATCCGGCGCTATCGCACCACGGGCAACATCCAGCGCGCGGGCTGGGCGGGAGGGTTCGGCACGGCGGGCAATTTCTATGTCGGCAATCCGCTCCTCTACAAGGGCAAGCGCACCTTCGGCATCAAGCCGCTCAAGGTTCTGTCGCTGGGCGACAGCACAGGCGACGAGAATGTCACCGGGCAAAGCCAGTTCGACTTCGCGCGCCAGTTCATTGGTGGCGTCGGCGGGTGCCAGATCGAGACGCTGACCAACCTCGCTCATTCCGGCGACACGTCCGCGGCGCAGCTTACTGCGTTGCAGGCTGTCACGCTTACAGGCGCCGGCTATGACTATTGCCTGATCCAAATCGGCATCAACGATGTCCAGACCGGCGTCGCGGTCGCGACCTTCGTCGACAACGTCATGGACATGGTCGATTATTGCCGCGCAGATGGTGTCGAGCCGATCGTCGGCATTCCAGCGATGTTCTATTCGCAGACCGACGCGCAGGCCTATGGTCAGGATGGTGGCCCGAACTCCAATAGCGCAGCCGGTGCCGGGTATCGCCTCGCCCTGATGGAAGCGCTCGCCGATGCGCGCGTCTACTGCAACCTCGCCTCGTTCGAGGACATGGGCGCTGTGGTCGCGTCACTGCTGACCATGAAGACGTCGCCTTGGGGCGATCAGGTCGTTGCCGACAATATCCATCCCACTGCCTGGGGCTCGATGCTGCTGGGCTATGGCTGGGCGAAGGGCATCGCAGCGCACCTGACCCAGGCGCAGGAGCAGGACTTGGCGAGCGGTTCGGTTGCCGCCATCCCGCTGGGCGTGCCCTATTTCACGGGCGGCGTCGGCGTTACTTCCACGCCGCAATATTCGGTAGCGGGCAGGACGTTCCATCTGTCGTGGTACCTCTCCCGTGATGGGGTGAGCCTTGCCGATGACACGGTGGTCGGCACGCTGCCCAAGCGGCTGCGACCCCCGGTCGATGTCTTCGCGCCGCTGGTGAATGTCGGCGCCGCGCCCACCCTTACGCCGATCGCCGCCACCCCGGCCGGATTCTGGAAGATTTCCGCCGATGGGAAGATCCGCGTCTACGGCGTGGCCGGGAGCCCGACCTTCATGGGCATCTCCGCGAGTTGGAAGATTTGACCGCGGGATATCTGGGAGAGTCCGTCCCATGATCATCGCCAACGAGGGGGAAATGCAGATGTCGCCGGTATTCGAGGCCGTGCTGGCGAAGTATGGCTGGATCCTGATCGGCATCACCTTCGGCTTTGCGGCGAAATACGCGCTGCTGATTAAGCGTGGGGTCAAGGTGCAGGCCCGCTTGGTGTTCGCAGACCTGTTGTTGCTGCCGATGGTCGCCCTTCTCGCCTACTGGATCGCGTCGCGCGCCGGGTTCGAGGGCGATGCCGCCGCGCTTGCCGCCGCGTTCTGCACCGTCGGTGCAGACCGGCTGATCAAGCTGCTGACGGACAGGTTCCTGCAGCGCGTGGACAGCGAAGCTCGGATGCTGGCGGGCGAGCAGATCGGTCGCGTTCGGCAAGTCGTCCAGACCGAGCTCTCCGGCGACCGCATCATCGAGGACACGATCGAGGGCCGCGCACCTGTCCAATATGAGGCCCTGAAACCGCACCCGCGGGCAACCAAGCCCGAATAATCCTTTCGTCATCGGAGGTTCCCATGCAGCGCTCAGAGCTGTTCGACCGGTTGCGCCCGTTGAAGGCGGACCAGAGCTTCTCGGCCGCCGACGTCGGGCTGATAGATGCGATCGCCGACGACCTCGGCCTGTCGCGCGCCGCCAAGGTCAGTAATCAGTTTGCAACTGACCTGACTGTGCCGATCGTGCTCGAGGTGGCCTCGCACGAGGCAATCGTGCCCGAGTGGTATCTCGACAGCGAGAAGGTCGGGACCTGGGCGATGGGCGTGACGAACGCCAGCGGCCACAACGTCGATCGGTACAAGGACAACCCGCAGCCGCTGCGCAAGTGCATCGAGGTCTCGGTGTGGCTGATGCGGACCAAGTATCTGCCACAGGTCCTGGAGGCGTTCGCGGGGCACCCGTTGACCGAGGCGCAGCTCGCCGCGGCGCTGTCGTTCAACTGGAACACTGAGGCGATCCGCTCGGCGGATTGGGTGAAGGCGTGGAAGCTTGGATCGATCGAGACGGCGCGCTCGGCAATCATGAACTGGCGTTCGCCGGCGAGCATCATCCCGCGGCGCGAGAAAGAGCGCGATCTGTTCTTCGACGGCGAATGGTCGAACGACGGAAAGACGACGATCTATGACGTCGTGAAGCCGTCCTACTCCCCGAAGTGGAGTAGCGCACGGCGCGTCGACATCTCCGCTGACGTGGCGGCTGTGCTGGCGACCAGCGCATGACCAGCCATCACGCCCCCGTCGAGCGCATCACCGATCGGATGGTGCTGCTGGCAATCTCCATCGGCCTGATCGTGATCATCCTCGCCATCGTCGCCGGCATTTTCCTGTCCAAGCGCGCACTGCCGAACTGGGCGGAGAACGTGTTGATCTCGATCGGCACCGCCGCGGCGCTCAAGCTCGGTGACTGCCTGGCAACGCTGGTGGCGCTGTCGAGCGGCAAGTCGGTGGAGCGCCTCGGGCAGCAACTGGGCAACGCCATGCCGGCGGACGGCGCACCGCTCGCGGCGACGATCGTCAACACCCCCGAGAACCCTGTCCAGACCGAGGAAGCAAGATGAACACCGACATACCTCGCCGCATTCGTGTGGATCTGATGACGCCTGCCGAGCTCGCGATTCGCAACGCGGTGGCGGAAGTTGAAAAGGCCGGATGCGACCCTTGGCTCACCGATGCGGTGGTTCTGCTCGGCAAAGCGCAAAGTAAGGTAGCCGACTACGTCGACGCGTGCGCCGCCGTCGCTGCAGTGGGCAGATCGAAATGATCGCCCTTCTCATCGGCTGGGGACTCGGCAAGCGCACCGCCCAGCTCATAGCCTATGTCGGCCTGCCCGTGCTGCTGCTCGTCGGCGCCGGGCTCGCGCTCGATGCCTGGGGAGACAGCCGCTATCGCGCCGGCCGCGCCGACGAGCTGGCCGCGTGGCAGGCCGCGAGCGATGCCCTCATTCAGAAAAAGGCGACCTCGGCAGCGGCGGCCGACCGCAAGGCGTCGGCGGCGGTCGTCACCTTCGCCGCCCAACAGCAACTCGAAAAGGATCGGATCGATGCGGCTATCGAGAATGGCGCTTCTCCCGTTGACGCTCTCTTCCCTGCTGCTCGCTAGTTGCACGAAGACAGAGCGCATCGCCCAGGCGGTAACGCCGCCGGCTGAGCGCATACAGTGCGTCGCGGCTGGCGATCGTCCGGCCGTGCCAGCGGAATATGTGATCGACTGGAGCAAGGTTGCGACCGTCGACCAAGCGCGCGCCGAGCATATGAAGTTCGTCGCCTCGGTGCGATCCCGAGAGGGCGTCGTGACCGGCTACATCCTGCGCATCGAGGGCCGGCTTTTCGCCTGCTCGAACAACGCCGCCTGGCTGCGCGACTTCTTTTCCCAGCTTCCCGGAGCCCGATAAATGGCCTGGATCAGCCCGCTCAACGTGTCTCTCGTATCGGCAGCCCTGAGGCTTGCGCGTCAGGCGCAGGGAGGCGGCACCCCGACGCCCACGCCCACGCCTACCGCGAGCGCGGACGGATTCACTTTCGTTCCCTTGTCGCCGGCCTCGAGCTATTTTCCAGACGATCCAGTCCTTCGCGAGCTGGTGCCAGCGAACATCTATGGGGCCGACACTGACGGTTCGTTCAAGACGTTCAGCGAGCCATTCACGCTCATGGCCCGAGTGCCCGAGGCTCCGTATCAGGAGGGCAATGCTTCCGACTTCAACAACTTCGAACGGGTCAGCTATCCATCTGGAGCGTTCACCAATCGCGTCGTGGCAAGCCGCCCGATCTATGACGTGGATACCGGCTTCACGAACAATTCAACGCGGGTCGCGCCAAAGCCTCTGGGGGCCTGCCTCTATTGCGATCGACAGACGATCCGCAACGACGGCAGTGGGCACTACTACATTCCTCTGGAATGGCTCGCTGTTGCCCCCTATTATCGCGGCGCGCGTACAGCGCCTTTTCTCCGCTACCGGATCACAGACAGCCTGGGCGCGCAGTCCGCGTGGATAGCAGCGACCTGGGCAGATGAATTGCCGAGTGGCCTTACGCGGACCACGGCTTGCGGGTTTTGGGCGACGCCGGATATCGCGACCTTCGCAGACGGCTCCATCACGGTCGACTGGGAGGAATACCCAGCGCGCGGCGATAGCCGGTCGATCCGCTCGACGCTCGATGCGACGCGACCGCGTGCGTGCCAGCCGCTGATCTTCACCAAGTCGAGTAGCTCGGCGACAGCGGTCTATGTGGCCGATCCCGCGTCAGGCCAGTATGGTGCCCCGCTGGGCAACGATACGACGGGGACGGGGACCGCACTCGCGCCCTACGCGACCATCGGCAAGGCGCTGAACGTCCTCCAGTCCGGGTCGGGCAGAGACGGCGCGATCATCTACCAGATGAACGACTGCCCCTGGGGCACCACCACAGTGACAACGGCTGGAGCTGCGACGGCGTTCGTGACCATATCGCCAGACCCCTCTCTAGGTTCCACTGTGGTGACGCTTACGCTTCCTAGCGCCAACTATGCGACCAACTGTAAATACCTCCGGTTCTCGGGCAAGATCGTCGTGAAGCGCGCGAGCGCCAATTTCTTCCGCACTACGACGGGCGGCATCCAGCTATTCGAGAACGGCGCCGTTCTCGATATCAACAGCATCGGCACGGCGGCATGGACCGACATCGCGGATACGCGCATCCGCACCCGTGGCGGAGAAGTCCGCAACCTTACCGCATCGATCGTGTTCACCGGCAGCGCGAACATCATGTTCGACCTGCGGTATGGGACGGAGATCCTCTGCCCGATCGGGGGCAGTGTCGCGATCGACGGCTATATCGATGTAGGCGGCAACTATCGCGGCGTCGTGATCAATCAGGGCACGTCGAACGCCCGTGACTATAATGGCGCTATATTCGCCTTCTATCGCTTCATGGGCGTCGGTGGCGCGAACGACATCATCAACCTCTACGCGCCCTCTGGGCAGACGATACTCGATGGTTTCGCGGACATCTGCGGCGAGTTCGAGATCACGGGCAATTCCGCTGGGCCCGGGATCGGCATATCCCGCGACCCGCCCATCGCCTACGGCACCAACAATGTCATCCTGATTTATCCGACCGCAGGCGGGGTCGCTAATGCAGGCCGGATTAACGCGGCCTACGACAATAACAACACGACTGCTGGCGGCTCGCAGGTCGTGCGCACCCATACGAACTGGGACGTTCGTGGCGGCTTGTTCGGGCAGTGGAATACCAAAGGTGGCCAGTTCTGCGGAACTTCCGGAGCGGACCCAACGAATGCACCGTTCCACATCGGCAATATCGAGCAGATCTATGGCTGCGGCTTTGCCTACAACACCTATCTCTATCTGGATGCCGCGGGTGGGCGCGCGAACAACACCTATACCAACACCTTCAGCCAGCGCGTCGCAGGACTAGGCTGCACCATAGGGACCGCAACCACGACGCGCAGCGATGTGTGGTCG